GCTCTTCGCAACACTATTAACAACGACATCCTTAAGGGCAAGACTCTTTATCAGGCTTATCGCCGCAACAAGACTGTCCTTTTCGAGATTATCGAGGAGATTGTCACAACTACTATTGGTGAGGACATTCTTGACTCTCCATTTATCAATGAGTTTGTTGAGGTAAAGAACCGCGCTCTTGGTGACAACACTGCTTTCTATTCTGAGGGCGGTATGCTATCAGTAGCTTCTTTTGCTGGTAATCACTGGGACACCAACCGTCAGTCCATTGACCTCGGTGAGGAGTTCACACTTCCTAAGGAGTGGTACTACATTCACGTCTATGACGAGCTTGAGCGCTTCCTTCTTGGTGTAGCTTCTCTCGATAAGCTTGTTGATAAGGTTTATAAGGCTATTAGCAAGTATATGTCTGACCGCATTTACGCTCAGTTCCAGAATGTTGCCAATTCCGTCCCTGCTGAGTTTACTAAGAGCGGCAACACCGAGGAAGCTCTTGGCGACCTTTGCGATTTGGTTCAGGCTGCTGGCGGTTATGGCTCTCTGACCATTGCTGGCACCAAGGCAGCTCTCCGCAAGCTTGTTAACGTTGTCCCCGACAAGACTTTTGCCAGCTCTCAGAAGGAAGCTAAGGCTTCTACTGGCACTATCGGTGAGTGGGAGGGCAATAAGCTTATGGTTATTCCCCAGACCCTTAAGTCTGGTACTTTTGAGTTTGCCCTAAGCAAGAATCAGATTTTCGTTATGGGCGCTGACGTTAAGCCAATTAAGCTTGAGTTTATCGGTGATACCCGTACTGTCGAGTATGGTTCTCAGCAGACCAACGACCTTACCGAAGGTCTACAGATTCAGACCCAGATTGGCATGGGTATGCTTCTACCTCCCTATTTTGGCGTTTTCAATTTTGCCTAATAGATAAGGTTATATATAGTTTGAATATTGTTTGAAGAAAGGCGGTTTGGTTATGGCCCGTACTGCAAAGTCTACCAATACCGAACCCGTTGTTGACGCGGCTACCGTGGATGACTCTACTGTAGCCGCCGTTAATTCGGTGGAAGAAAATATGAATGATGAAACTGCAACTGTCGCTACAAAGCGTACTTCTAGGCGCAAGAATACGCGACAGTCTGCCGATGTTGAAGATGCTCTCTCTGACTCTGACATGATTGAGGTAGAGTCCCTTATTCCAAATGTGGTTTATGAGGATAGTCGCACTGGCAATTATTATGAGTGGTCAGAGATTGGTCATTGTGAGGATATGACTTTTGATGAAGTTAAGAATATGCATCGAAAGTATAAGACATATTTTAATGATATGTGGCTAAAGCCGCTTGATGAACGTGTTATCAAGAAGCTTGGTCTTTCTCGTACATATGATAAGTATGATTTCCTTGTTGATGAGTCTAATTATACAAATGACCATATTGATGAAGTTCTTGATGGTATTTCATCTGCTCCTACAAGTCTAAAGATTGCCATTGTAAATCGTATTAAAGATATGGTTTCCGATGGTACTGTTTCAGACATTAAGGTTGTCAGAAAACTTGAGAAGCGACTTGACATCGATTTGATTTCTTTTCTTTAAAGAATGGGATTGGTGAGTAATCATGCCGACTCCATATGAGAAAATATATGAAAATCTTTTGCCGAAGTTTCGCAGTTATGAAATCCCTATGATGACTGTTGAAGAGGTAAAGGAGAACTTGCATGATTATCTCGTCCCTGCTATTGCGAGATTTCATGTTTGCAGAAAAGATTTAAATGATAGGGATGATATTGTAGAGCGTTTTAATTGTGATTTGTCTGATATGGAAATTGAGATTTTTAGCAATTATATGCTCTTGGAATATATTGATTCTACCTATATTAGAACATCTACACTGCTAAAAGTAAATCTGAGTTCAACAGATTTTAATGCCTTTAGCCCAGCCAACATGCTCGACAAGCTAATGGCTATGCATAAAACATATCTCGCTGAAAATGAAGCGTTGCTATCTCGTTATGCATGGCTCGGACTTAAAAGCGATAGCCCTTTAATGTCTACTGGATACAAAAAGAAGAAGAATCGATTCGTTGATGATTCAATGCTTTAGAATGGTGGTGTATCGCAGTGAGATGTTTAGACAGATTCAATCGCAAGATGGCTTTAAGCGGTAGCTCTATACGTAATGAAGCTATTAAGAACAGCCAAGAGTTGCTGAAAGAAACATTTGCTGATGACCCATCGTTTACAACAGGTATATACTTTTGGCAACCAAGCACGCATTCATATGCAGACCCAAATGAGTTGCCTATTAGATTATATGGCAGGTCGTTTTTTAATACCAATGGTGTTGTTGTTAAGTTTCAGACATTAATTGACAATCCAATTGTTGTCGGCGATATGCTATATGATTCAAATGACGATGAGTATTTGTTATGCACAGAGTCATTTAATGTAGATGGCGTTCATTGGAAAGGCAAGTTCAGTCTATGTAATTGGATACTAAAATGGCAAAACAAGGATGGCGACATTCTTGAATATCCATGTGTAGATATTAACTCTACTCAGTATAACTCAGGCGAACAGGCAAGCGCCAAGATGACAATTGGTTCTTCTCAGCATATGGCTACGTTACCATATGATGAGAATACAATTGCTATTAAGTCTCCACAGAGATTCTTCTTAGATAGAGACACCGAAACGCCAACATCATTTATCGTTACACAGAACGATAACACAAGCATGTTCTTTGGTAAAAAGGGTCTTATAAAAATTACTATGCTTGAATGCGAGCGTAATAATGATACAGATAGACCAGATTTGGGTATCTGTGATTATTTTGAAAAAGATGAATTAAAGACTAACAATGATGATAAAAAGAAAGTTGTTAAGTCTGTTATATCATATAAGACTACAACCATTAAGTCTGGTGGCAGTAAACAAAAGTTCGTTGGAACGTTTGTTGATAAAAATGGCGAAGAGATTGATGGTGTCTCTACAAATTGGGAAATCATATGTGATTTTGCTGATTCACTTATTGTTAATGAAGAAGGAAATTCTCTTACAATAGGTGTTGACGATGATTCTTTGATAGATGAAGAGTTTAAACTTGTACTATCAGATGAATCTGGCAACTATAAATCTTCTATTATTATTCAGATAGGGTCGTTGTTGTAATGGCTAATAGTTCAATAATCGGTAGAGCGAAAAATAGAATTATCAAAGATTTTATCAAGGACATCGACATTATTCAGGCTATTGGCGATGAGAACGTTACATCTGTTGAAAATGGCGAAGATTTAATTGGTACTCGAATTTTTGGCTATGGTCAAAACCCGAATACAATTAATGAGGTTGGCACGTTCATTATGATTTTGGTTCATATTCCAAATGCTATTACAAGTACATATACATTTGTCGCACCAGAAGTTGAGATTTGGATTATCTCGCATGAACGACATATGGCAGTTGATAATGTAAAAGGCATTCCTGATAATAGAAACGATTATCTTGCTAGGCTTATTGATATGAAGCTTAATGGTCGTTCTGATATAGGTCTTGGCGAACTTAAACTTACGAGCAATGTTGAAGGTTCGTTACAAAGAGACTATCTGTATAGAAAGCTTATATTTAAGGGAACTGATTTAAATAAGTCTTTGTGCGCTGACGAATAGGTGGTGTGCATATGTTTGAATTAGATGACCTTAAAATTTATAGGGGCAATGATATTCAGATTACCCCTAAGATAATTGTAACTCAGCCTACTATCGGTCAGATAGAGGAATTCGGCGAGAAAAGATATTTTAACGCTGTATATACTCTTACTGCTGTTGGAGCTGATTTAAAGTGGCAGCTATGGGATATGGAACAGATAGACTATACACAGATTGAAGACTATGATTTGTTCATAGGATTTATATCTAAAGCCGTATCTAGCCAAAGACCAATATATGATGAATTGATGAATAATGAAGAGAAGTATAAAGATGAGCTTGCAATGATATCTCAAGAAAGACTTGAGAACATGTGCATAAATCCACTTCAACTCATATTAAAAGACATTGATTTAGCTGACTTTATACCGTGTAAAAATACAGAGACAGACCAAATAATACTGTATAATGCCGAGCGCGATATAACGATTGATAGAATGATATATTCGCAAATAGTTGATGCTGTTAGAAAAATACATGGTCTTAAGCGTAATAATGAAACACCTGCTAATGAAACTACTAAGATGATTTTAATTGATGACGCTAGAGAAGAAGCTAAGGCAGCTTCACAAAAACCATATAAAAGCACTTTAAAACCACTTGTCTCTGCGCTTACCGTTAAATGCGGTTTGTGTGGCACTGATAAGGTTTGGGATATGAAGATAAATGCATTTTTTGATAGCATTAAAAGAATTAATAAAATTCAAGATTCAGAACTCCTTCTACAAGGAGCATATTCTGGATTTACCAGTCTAAAGGGCGTTGATAAAAATCGACTTGACTGGACTGGTGACATATAAAATATAAATTTGATTGGAGGAAGCAATATGGCTTTCAATAAGAATGAACTTATCCTTGACCGTGTTCGTTCCATGACCTTCAATGACCTTTCCACTGGTGAGATGCTTTTCCGTCTTACCCAGCTTGAGGAGCCTACCCTTACCTGCACTTCTGAGGGTGAGGAGGTCACTGACGCTCTTGGTTCTGTGATTACTACTCTTTATCGTTCAAAGAAGGCTACCTTCTCTGCTACGAACTCTCTAGTCTCCCTTGACCTTGCTGCTGCTCAGTATGGCGCCAAGAAGGAGGTTGCCGAGACTGGCAAGGAGATTGTCACTCGTACATTCGAGACTATTACCATCCCCGATTCTGCTTCCACTGTAAAGCTTGCTCATAAGCCTGCCAACAAGGATGACGTTAAGTTCATCTATTCTATCGCAAACGGCGAGCTTGGCAAGTCTTATAAGGCTGGTGCATCTGCCAACGAGACTGATTTCGTTATTGACGAGCAGGGTGCAATCACGCTCCCCACTGGTCTTACTGGCAAGATTTATGTCGAGTATGAGTTTAAGACTGAGAACGCTGTTCGTATCGTCAACAAGGCTTCTAAGTTCCCCGAAGCTGCTAAGGTTGTCATTTACGCTATCTTCCGCGATGCCTGCAACGAGAATGTTGTCTACTCTGGCGTTATCGTATGCCCCAAGGCTAAGTTTAACCCCGAGTCTGTTGAGCTTGCTCTTACCTCTACTGGCAAGCACGCCTTTGAGCTTAACATGATGAAGGATTATTGCGAGGACGATGGCGACCTATTCACAATCATTGTTAATGAGTAACGCCTGATAATTAGTGTGTTTAATAATGCGGGGAATGGTGCTTAACTCCCATTCCCCACGTTGTTCTACTGGTTGAAAGGCGGTGAAGCAATGGCTGAAAAGATTAACGCTACGTGTGCTATTTGCGGTAAGGGCTATCATCTGTGCATTTCGTGCAAGGATATGATTAGCCTGACTCCTTGGAAGAAGCATACGGATACATCTGAGCACTATAAGATTTATCAGATTATTCATGGCTATTCTACTAAAGTGTATACGAAAGCAGAAGCTAGGGCTAAGCTTAAGAAGGTTGACTTATCTGATTTTGATACGCTTAGAGATAATATTAAGTCTGTTATTACTGATATTATGGGCGCTGATGTTACCGCTCCTGTTAAAAAGGTGACTAGAACCAGAAAGACCAAGATGGTTGCTGAGCCAGTTTTCGAACCCATTATAAACGATGTTGAAGCTATTGATGAGGTTCCTGCTGAGCAGTAATTTGCTTGGTATATTATTGTGTGAATGATGTTAAAAAATATGAATAGAAAGGGAAATGTTGTTCACTTATGTGTTTAATATTTCCCTTTTTTTTACGTGACAAAGAAATGTGTAGAAATATGAAGTTTGAATGGTGGTAAAAATATGTTGCAGCATAGTGACGTTACTGGCAGAGACTTCTATGATGAAGAAGCCGTGTATTTTAGAAATTTGATTCAGTCTAGTTTTTATATTTCACATGGCGCGACTATTCTAGATGTATTCGCCGACTCTGTTGGAAAGATTGTTTTTGTCTTTCCTCGAAATGAACATGAAGCTCTTATTAAAGAGTGGATGGATAACAAGAAGTAATTTGGTATTTGGTGATATTCATGTCCAATGTCGGCAAAGTTTTTGAAAACGATTTCAAGAAATCTGTTAATTCTCAGCATCTATTGATAAGATTAAATGACCCACCTCAATCATTTGGTGGTGGAACTGCTCGTTTTAGCATAAAGAATCCATGTGATTATCTTTTGATGGATACAAAACATCGTACTCTTGTGTGTTTGGAACTTAAGACAACAAAGTTTAAAAGCATATCATATGAAGATGTTGATGGTAATGATAATACAAGTCGTATGATTCATAAGCATCAAATCTATGGTCTTACCAAATTCTCTGAATATGATAGTGTTGAAGCTGGATTCTTATTCAATTTTCGTGACGAGAAAAATTCTTGCGAAAGATGTTACTTTATGAGAGTTGAAGATTTTAATAATATGATAAAAGACAGCAATAAGCATAGTTGTAATGAAATTGACATTTTAACCAATGGTGCTATCAAGGTACATGGCGAGAAAAAACGCACGCGGTATACGTGGGACATCGACTCTCTACTTGATACTATTGCTGAAAAATAATTTTAATAAATAGACTTATATGCTATAATAGCATGTATATCATAATCTAACTGAAAAGTTTGAATGTTCAGGAGGAAAAATATGAAGAACGAAGTTAAAACTGGTGTATATACTATTGACGGCAAGGATAATCCTTTTGATTTTTATACATCTTTAAATGCGTATCGTAAGTCTCAGTTTGTGGTGTCCGTCAGCAATATTTTAGTTGGCGATAATTATAATTATGTGATTCGAGATTTAGCATTTGACTTCTGTATTGTAGCTATCTTTACAGATATTGATACGACTGATGTTCAGGATGCTGATGATGGTATCACTGCAATGGAAGAGTTTGTTGATAAGTTTAAGCCAGTTATAGATATCGTAAAGGCAAATGCTGTCGATGGAGTCTTCGATGAGTTGCGCAATGCTATTGATTTGAACATTGAGTATCGTACCGGTATTCATATTAATCCTATTTCATCTAGTCTCGCAAATCTTCTAGACACTTTGAATAATAAGTTTAGTGGATTTGACTTGGACAAGATGATGGAGATTGCCGAGCCTATGAGTAAGATTGCCGGAGAACTTACTCCTGAAAAGATGATTGACGCATATGCTAAGACAAACATCTTTAAAGAGCATTGGGGCAATTCAGAGAAGAATGACAATGCCTATAATAAGTTTTCGGTAGCTGATGGCGGTGGCGATGTTAAGTCAGATTCAAAATCGCCTTCTTCTGATATAGAGTAACTGGTGTATTTTATATGCCAACGTTTACTTCTACGGCTGCAATTAATTCTTATGTTACAAAAAGACTTGAGCCAGCTCTTGTTAGCACAAAATTGCATGTATTAAAAATCATAGAAAGTTCTATGAAGGACTTTTATTTTGAGTATACTCCTATTGAATATGAAAGAACGCATCAGCTTCTTAGTTCAATGGTTGACAATGGGATTGTCATTGGAGGGTCTGGTGGAAGTTTTGAAATATATTTTGATTCTTCTCGAATGAGCCATCCAAGACCAGCAATAGGATATAGCGGTGAAGAACATGAAGTTGAGTGGAGCGAAGAAGAAATTCTTAGCAACTCATTTACAAGCGGCCTTCCGCATGGTGGAATTGGTGGCAATCCAATTTGGCCGAACATTCTAGATGGGATTCAAGATATACCAGAAATATTAAAAAGTAGTTTAATCGCGGCTGGTATTCCTATTTATTAGGATGCCAGCTTTTATGCTTTTAATGACGTGACAAGAAAAAGGAGGTCGTTATTATGTCAAAAGGAAGAAAAACCTTTAGGAAGGTAATTACCAGTCCAGAACTTATAGAACAGATTAATCCTAAAAACGTTAAGCTTATGAATAGATTCCTAAAGAATTTTGCCACAAAGCGTTCTCCTAATTCTGTTGTGAGTTATAGGTCGAACCTGAACATCTTCTTTTGCTGGAATATTCTAGAGAATGATAATTGCTTTTTTGTGGACATTAAGAAACGTGAGCTAATGGATTTCTTTGATTACTGTGTAACTGAGCTGAAGTGGAGTTCAAATCGCTTCTGCCAAATGCACAGTTGCCTATCTAGCTTTAGTTCATGGATTGAAAATTATTTCGATGATGAATATCCGCTCTTCCGCAACTTATTGTCGAAGATTGAGAAGCCAGTAAAAGAAAATGTTCGTAAGAAAACAGTTCTTCAAAAAGAAGATATCGATAAGCTGTTTGCTTATTTCAAAGAGAATGATATGTATCAAGATGCATGTCTTCTAGCTTTGGCTATTTCATGTGGAGCGAGAGTTTCTGAGCTTGCTAGTTTTACTACTGACTTGATAGATGAAGATAATACTGTATTTGATGGTCTTTTTCTTGAAACGACCAGAGAGATTAAAACTAAGGGTCGCGGAGTAAATGGCAAGATGCTTAAAAAGTATATTTTAAAAGACACGTTTCTCCCATACTATTATAAATGGCTTGAGGCTAGAAAAGAAATCATGGACGAACATGGCAGTGAACATGATTTTATTTTTATAACAAAAGATGGTAATCCAGCAAGCGCAGACAGATTGCGTGACTGGATGTCTAGGTGGAGTGATATTGTAGGACAACCATGTTATCCACATAATTTTCGCCACTATAACATTAGTTTTCTTAAGCGTCTTGAACTTGAGGATGATTTCATTGTGTATATCACTGGATGGTCTGAAAGCACTGGTCATAGCATGGTAGCTATATATAATGATATGACTGCAAAAGACCGTAAATGGAAAAATCTCGATAAACTGAAAGCCGCTGTAGAAGGGTAATGTTTTAATTTAGTTTACGGAAACAACGAATTTGAATGTTACCGCACCTTACAGGGTGCGTTTTTTAATGCATTCCTTTAGTGAGGTGTATATATATGGCTGATTCAGAGTTTAATATTAAGGTCGGCGTTAAGGTCGATGCATCTGGTATACAAGAGCAACTAAACAGAATCAAGGGTAATAAGCTTCAAGTTGATATTGATACTAAGAATGCTAATAAGGCAATTAGAAGCATAAGAAAAGAACTTGAGCGTCTTGCTAAGGTAAAGTTTGAGCTTAACGATGTAGGCACTGCGTCTATGAGTAGTAAGAGTGGTTCTTCTACAAGCAAGGCAAAAAAAGACGCTGAAAATATGAATGAGTCTTTTAAAGAACTTCTTAGTTTGCAGCAAGCTATAAAAGAAGGTTGGCAAGAAATTGCATCACTTGACTCAAAGCAACTTAGCCCAAAGGACTATGCTAAATCAGTTAAATTATTTAAAGATGAAATAAATAACTTAATGGCTGAGTATAACAATATTTATGCTGAAGTCGGTAAAAATCTAAGTAAGTCTCAAAAAGATATTTTGAACAAAACCTTTAACGCTGATATTCCTGGTGTTAAGCAGACAAATGAATCATATAAAGAGCTTGAAAAAGTAGCAAGTGCAATAAGCAAAGCGGAAATAAAAATAGCAAGCTTAGATGGTGTTGTGAATGCTGATGAAATTAAAACATATACAAATCAGCTTGAAGTTTTAAGAGGTACGTATAATAAATTAAAAGATAGTCTTAATGGTCAATTATCAACCGCCCAATTTGCTAAAATAGCTTCGAGTGCTGAAGACGTTGTAAAAAAGATTGAATTGCTCGACAGCAAAATTAATGATTCAAAAAGAAACGCCGCAAAAAAAATAGAACAAGATTTACTTGCTGGTAACGGTAAGGGCGGAGATATATTAAAATTATATAATAACAGTGCTAGAAAATTTAAAAGTATTACAGATGCTGATGAAGATTCTATAGCTGCAATGAAACGTATTAAAGATGCCAAAGAAGACCTTTTTAAAACGTTTACCGATAACCATAATTCAATTGATTCTAAAACACAACAAGAGCAATTGGCATATTATAGCGAACTAATCTCTAAGCATAAAACGCTTATAGATGCAGTAAAATCTGGCAATAATATTTTTCAAGAAAATATAAATAGGAAAAATGATGCCGCTGCCGCAGCTAAGGCAGAAGCTAGTGCGCAAAAGGAAGCTGTTGCAGCTATGCAGCTGAGGGCTAAGGCGAATAATCTTTCTTTGTCTATGGATGTATGGTTGCAAAAAAACTCTAAGGCTGCTGATGAATTTGGGCGGAAGATTCGCGCTCTTCAGATGGAATTAAAATCTTGTGATGCTACAAGATTAAGTGGAATACAGTCTGAGTTTAAAACAATAACGATGCAAGCAGAAGCTGCTGGCAAAACTGGCATGAGTATGACAGATAGACTGAGGATGCAGTTTACAAGATTGTCGTCATATTTTGGTGCTGCATCTGTTATGATTGTTGGTCTGCAAACTCTTAAAGAAGGATTTCAAAACGTTCTAGATATTGATACGAAAATAACAGACCTTAAGAGAGTCACGGATTTAACATCGTCTCAATATTCTGACGTGTATGATACTTTGATTAACTCTGCACAAAAATATGGCGCCACTCTTACGGACTTAATTTCTCAGACAGCCGATTGGAGCAGAGCTGGTTTTAGCGACCCGAATACCGCTGCTAAGTTAGCCGAGATTACATCAATGTATCAGCATATCGCAGACCTTGATGCATCCACATCAATGGAAAACATTTTAACCGCTTATAAAGGTTTTGAGCCTGAGCTGAAGAAGCAGTTTAATGGCGATGCAGCTGCTGCCGCAGAACATATTGCAGATGTTTATAACATTATTGACAACAATTATGCTACTACTGCCGCTGATATTGGCGAAGCTGTTAAGCGTTCTGCGTCTGCGCTAAGTGTTGCAGGAAACAGCCTAGAAGAAACAGCTGGCATGATAACTGCTATTACTGAAGTTACGCAAGACCCAGAAAAGGCTGGTAATTCACTTAAGGTTTTGTCGATGCGTCTTCGTGGTATGAAGGGCGAGTTGCAAGACATTGGTGAAGAAACTGATGAAAATGTAGAGAACATATCTCAGATGCAGGGTAAGATTTTGAATCTTACTCACGGTAAGGTAAACATTTTTGACAACAATGGCGGTTTTAAATCTACATATAAGATTATGCAGGGTATTGCAGATATATATGATGATTTAAGTGACACCGATAAGGCAGACCTTCTTGAGACAATTGCTGGTAAAAACAGAGCAAACGAAGTTGCTGCTATGCTTAGCAATTTTAAACGTGCAGAAGAAGCTACTAAAGATGGGTTGAATTCAAGTGGTAGTGCAATGGCAGAGAATGCCAAGTATGCCGACAGCCTACAGGGTAGATTAGATAAGCTGACTTCTTCTTTACAGGCGCTTTCTAGTGCATCTATGGACTCTGGATTTTTAAAGGGGCTTATTAGTGGTGCAACAGAAGCAATAAATGCAGTTAATAAGATTGTAGACACAATTGGTATTATACCAACCGTTACGACAGCTGTAGCTTCTGCTGTATCTCTGGCTGGCAAAGGCATGTTTAAAGTTATTACAGATAATGCTGGCAAGTCTAATATGCAGCTTAATGGATGGGCTAAGCATATTGTTTCATCTTTTGAAGACGTGTCATCTACATCGGTACAGGTCTTTGCAGAAATGTTTAATAAAATAAACACGGAATTTGGCAACAATAAGACTTTTAATTTTAATACCAAAAAAATTAAAGGTGCCAATGGTGGAATTGATTTTGTAACTAATCTTGATAGCGACCTTTCAAAATTAAAAGAGTATAAATATGTTATAGAGACATTAAAGAAGAATCAAAAAAATGGACAAGATATTAATTTTGATTTTGCAATGGATAAGTATTTATCAAGTGCAAGTACGTCAGCACAAGAATTTGCAAAATCATGGGATTTGTCAAGTGATGCGCTTGGTGCGTTTTCTGAAAAGCAAATAAAAGCAACTGGTGTTATATCTAAAACATCGAGTTCGATGACAAATGCAAAAAATATTATTTCTGCCTATAACAATATTATCGATGAAAGTGGTCAAGCTCAATCTAAATTTGCTTCGGCGATTTCTACATTTAATCCTAAACTTGGTAATTATCTTTCTGGATTAAAAAGTAGTGAAGCTTCTCTTTTGGGATATGGGACACAACTAGCTTTTGCTACTGCTAAAACCCTTACGCTAGAAGCCGCGACATTAGCATTAAATGCGGCGTTAACATTTGGTATCAGCATGTTGGTTTCTGCTGGTGTTAGTGCTCTTATGAGTTGGATTAATCGCGCCGATGAACTTTCTGATAAAATTGACGATATTACAACAAAGTATAAGCAACAAAAAGAAGAGCTTCAAAATAGCAAGAAGACAATTGATGATGTGTCTGATTCATATGAAAGGCTTTCACAAGGAGTTAATCCAACGACCAATGACAACATTACACTTTCAAACGATGAGTATAAAGAATATATTGATATTGTTAACCAGATAGCAGACACATTCCCAACTCTTGTTAGTGGATATGATGCACAGGGCAACGCAATATTATCATGCGCTGGCAGTGTAGACAAATTAAATGACGCATATAAGAAAGCTGCGAATAATAACTATAATGATGTTCTTAAAGAAGCAAATAATTTTATAAAAGATTTTAAAAATAAATCTGATAAACTTGAAGCAGATAATGAGTTTGGACAGTTTTGGGATACTGTACCATTTGTATCTAATGATATGCGTAAAGATTCTTACGATACTCTTAAAGATTTAATTAGCGATACAGCAAATTTTGACGATAAGATGTCAGATTTAATCTCTCATGCCGATTGGGATTTTAACTTAGACGCATATGATAAGCTTAATGAAATTGCCCAAGCATTTGAGAATGCTGGAATTGAAAGAAAGAATTTCTTTGAATCAGATGGAGATTTTGTAAAAAGGGCAATAACAGAGAATAAAAAAGTTGCTAAGCAAATTGTTAGTGATTACGAAGAGCAGATGAATGCTGCATCAAAAAATATGCAAACTGCAACGGAAGCGTATTTTAGCAAGGCATTTTTAAACGGGAAATATTCAAATATTTCAAAAAATATGCAAAATGTTATGAATCAAATGATTCCTAATTTGGGCTATGATTATTTTTCTCAGTTTGATAATGTCGAAGACATGTATGATTCTCTTGACAAGATTCTTTCTTCTGTGAATAGTGTTAGCGGCAAAGATAAAACATTTAAGACATATTTTGACCTACAAGCAAAAGTAAATAATGATGAATGTACTGTCGGTGAATATGTTAATAATTTAAATGATGTTAGTTCTGTTATTGATGGACTTGATATAGATAAAAACGCTAAAAAGGCTTTAAAACTTTCACTTCAACTTAATGATAATGATATTAAAAAACAGTATACAAGTTTAAAAAATAAACTTGCTAAATCTGGTATCGACAAAGATGTTGCAAAGCAATTTGCTGATGGTCTGACAGCAACAGAACTTGAAGCAACTGTTGACTTGAGTGCTTCTGGAGAAATTAATTTAAAGGATATTGACACAAAAAATCTAGATAAGAGTATTAAACAAAAGATTCAAGATTATGCCAAATATCTAGAAGCTACTCGTTTTACGTTAGATATTAAGACTGAGACAGAAGATTTAAAAAACCTTAATACGGCTTTATCTGAATCACGAAGCGCTGCTGGTTTGACTCAAGAGTCGATTGAAAATATTCAAAATCGATATAAGGGTCTTGATGGTTATAATCCAGCTGCAATATTTGAAAAGACAACTACTGGCGTTAGGCTTAATACTAAAGCGTTGCAGTCACTTGAAAAGCAGTATGTTGCCACTAACAAAGCAGCAAATGACCAAAAGCTTGGCGCTTTTGCTAAAAGGTATAAAGAGATTGAAGCTCTAAGAGCAAAAGAAAGAAGCGGCTCTGATAAATACAAGGATTACACCAAGCAGCTTGAAGATTTAAATAATGAAATTGAAGCTGCTAAAATGGCAGCTGCCGCATATGATGGATTAACATCATCATATAATGAGTGGGTTAATGCCAAAAGCGGCGGTCAAGCTGGTGATATGTATAATGATATTATTAGTGGCGCAGAATCAGCAAAGAAGCTTGCCAGTGCTGGTAAATGGGGAAACACAGAGCTTCAAAGTTATATTGAAATGTTCTCTGCACCTGATTCTCTCGACAATGCAACTCCTGAACAGTATGCAGCAGCTTGGGAAAGTGCGATAAGTAAAGCAAATCGCTATTTTAAAGAAGGAACTGCTGGAATTGATTCCTTTATATCAGATGTTGCCGCAGCTGATAGCAGGCTAGTTAAAATGAACGACCAAGGTGTATGGGAGATACAGCCTAATTTTGATATTAAAGATTGGGCTAAGGCTGCTGGCGTGGCAGAAAGTACAGTTGAATCTATTTTTGGTCAGATGGAAGAGTATGGCTTCGATGTACCAATTGGCATAGAAGAAGAATCGATTGACGATTTGGTTGCAAAAGCAGATGCCGCTTCTAATGCGCTAAAGTCTTCTATGGGTCAAGACTTTGACATTAAAGTCAATACAGATGTTAGCTCTACTAAGGAAGCTTCAAGCGAGATTGAGAATCTTAAGAAACAACGCGATGATATTAACAATAGTTCTGCAACCGTAGAAGTTAAAGAGCAGGGCGTTGAAGCTGTAAATTCTGCTATTGAAGCTGTAATCAATAAGCAGATTGAGTTGGAACAACCTACTTATATGCAGCTTGATACGTCTCAGGTTAAATCAACTATGACCGATGCTCTTACTGCATTGCAGAATTATCAAAACGCCGTTGATAATGTTAAGAATCTTGAGATGCAGCAAGACGCTGGAATTGAAATTGATACTTCTCAGCTTGACGATGCCAAGAAAAAAGTTGACGAGACAGCTGAAGCTATTGCTAAATTAGATGGCAAACAAAAGGTTGCCATTGGGCTTGAAGCAAGCGATAGCGTTGAAGACGTTAAGAAGAAGATAGAGAATGGTAAGGTCAAACTTACAGTTGATACCGATGTCAATAAATCTGCAACACAAGAACTTGCATCAAACCTAGAAAAAATTAAAGACAAAGACGTTACAGTTACCGTTAAAGTTAAAGGCTTAGATGATGTTAAAACGCTTAACAAGCAAATTAATATTGCAGCAAAAGTTGACGGTACGGTAAAAGATTTAACTGCATTTGCTGATGCGGCAAAACAGCTTAAAGATGTTGATGATGATACTGTTAAAAGTGTGACGGCAAGTCTTTATGGCAATCTGTCTCAAAATGATAACTTAGATTCATTGCAGCAATTTATAGACGGCGCAAAAGACCTAGAAGATGTTGACTCGTCTTTTGTTACAGTTAATGCCACTTTCGATGGGAACTTGAAAGAAAAATCAAGCGACATTGAAAATATGGAAAAGTTCGCCAATGGAGCAAAGGCTTTACAGGACGCTCCTTCTTCAAGTGTTACAGTAGAAGCGAACCTTAAGGGCGAGGGTGTTGGTAATAACATCTTCGGCGATAATTCTACATTAGATAATATCAAGAAGTTCGCCGATGGCGCTAAAACACTACAGGGTGTCGGCGATGCAAAAGTAACCATTGAAGCAAATCTTAAAGGTGAAGGCGTTGGAGATAACATATTTGGCGATAACTCTAAACTAGATAACATTAAGAAATTTGCAGAAGGAGCAAAGGCGCTTCAAGGCGTTGGAGATGCTTCTGTCAATATAACCGCTAACCTTGAGGGTAAAGGTGTTGGAAATAACATCTTTGGTGATAATTCTACCCTTGATAATTTAGAGAAGTTTGCTAAAGCAGCTGAAAGATTAAAAGATGTTTCAGATGCAGATGTGTCTATTACTGCAAACCTTAATGGAAGTGGTGTTGGCGATAACATCTTCGGTGATAACTCTACGTTAGATAATTTAGAAAAGTTTGCCGATGGAGCTAAAAGTCTTAAAGATGTTGGCACTGTAAAAGCGGGCGTAGAAGTAAATCTAAGTGGCGAAGGTGTTGGCAATGACCTTTTTGGCAATAATTCAACTCTTGATAACCTTGAGAAATTTGCTAAGGGTGCTGAAAAACTTAAAGGTATTGGGAATATTAGCACTAATGTTTCAGCTAATTTAAGTAGCAGCGGCATTGGTGACGATATATTTGGTTCCAATTCTGCAATTGACAATCTTGATAAGTTCGCTGATGGAGCTAAAAAATTAAGCGGCTTAGATGATGTTGATGTAAGCATTACGGCAAACCTTAAGGGTGACGGCGTTGGTAATAACATCTTTGGAGATAATTCTACACTAGATAACTTAGAGAAATTTGCTAAAGCAACTAAGAAGTTAGAGGGCGTTGGAGATGTTGATGCCAGTGTAAATGTCGGTCTTAAAGGCGATGGCGTTGGTAATGATATATTTGGCTCTAACTCTACAATTGATAATCTTGAGAAGTTTGCCGATGGAGCAAAGAAGCTTCAAGGTGTCGGAGATGCTTCTGTTGACATTGAAGCAAATCTTAAAGGCGACATTGATGATTCTACTGTCGATAATCTATCTAAGTTTGCCAAGGGAGCGAAAAGTCTTCAGGACGTAGAAGATGTATCTGTAAATGTTACGGCTAATCTCAACAGCACTGGCGTTTCAAACAATATTTTTGGCGATAACTCTGCTTTAGATAATATGAATAAATTTGCTGCGGCGGCAGAAAAGCTAAAGGGCGTTGAAGATGTTGATGTCAGTGTTTCAGCAAGTTTAGATAGTAGCGGCGTTGGCAATGATATATTTGGCAATAATTCTGTTTTAGATAACATGAGTAAATTTGCCAAGGGTGCCAATACACTTAAGGATGTTGGCGATGTTTCGGCGAGTGTTTCTGTCAGCTTAGATAGCAGCGGTGTTGGAAACGATATATTTGGTAATAATTCAACAATTGACAACCTTAAAAAATTTGCTGCTGGCGCTAAAAGTTTAGATGGTATTGGAGACGTTTCTGCGAAAGTTAGCGCAAATTTAGACGGTAACATTGGTAATGGCATAGGCGGCGGAAACTCAAAAATTGATAATTTGAGTGCATTTGCAAAAGGGGCTAAACAACTTGACGGCGTAAATGATAAGTCAGTAACTATATCTGCAAATCTAAATGGAAATATAGGTAACAGTAGCGACCTTATTAATAATTTGCCGTCATTTGCATCTACTGCAAAGACATTGCAGGACGTGAAAGATAAAAGCGTTACCGTTACTGCTTCTGTCGGAGGAGACATAACAAGTGACAAAGTATCTACTTTGTCAAAATTTGGGTCTGTTATTTCTAGTCTTCCTTCATCTAAGACTGTAACTGTTAACACTAATGTTGATACTGGTGCGATATCAAATATACAAAGTACACTACAGGGATTAACTAATAGCGGCTTAATGCATAATTATACTGCAACTATTACAGTTAAAACCAATGTTGATACGAGTGCTGTTGATGCTTATAGTCCATCCGATAAACCCGGTAAAGTTACTTATAACGTAGATGCTTCAAAGGTTAACTCTTGGAGTGCGCCACCAAAATTTGGTACTGTTACATATACACCGTCTGTTGGCGCATTAAGCGATAGTCAGTTACATAAAACTGGCACTATTACATATAAGGCAACTGTTGTTGGCAAACCGTCTGATGTTAATGGTACTGCTCATGTTAATGGCACTGCTGGTCGCGCCTTTAAGAATGGTGATTGGTCTACAAAAGATTCTGGCACAGCCCTTATGGGAGAACTTGGTCAGGAGCTTATTGTAAGAGATGGTCACTTCTTTACCGTTGGTGATAATGGTGCTGAATTTGTCCCATACAAAAAGGGCGATATTATCTTTAACCATAAACAAACCGAAGAGTTGTTTAAGAACGGATATGTGACAAGCGGCGGTGGACGCGGGGTCGCAATGGCTAGTGGCACTGCATTCGCAAATGTTGGACATGGAACTTGGCGGCCAGGTGGAATTGGTGGTGGTTATTCTGGCGGCGGTTCATCTTCTTCTGGCGCAAGGTCATCTGGTTCAAAGTATTCTGGGTCTAATTCCAATTCTAATTCAAACGCCAACAAAGAAGCTGAGAAGTCTGAACAGACTCTTGACTGGATTGAGACTGCTTTAAATCGTGTTGAAAGAGCAATTTCAAGGCTCGATAAAACCGCCACTAGTACATTTAAGAATTGGACTAAGCGCGGTACTGCTCTTAATGACCAGATTAATCAGACCAGAAGAGAGATTGACCTACAGAATCAGGCATATAATCGTTATATGCAGCAGGCAAACTCTGTCGGTCTTGATGGTGGCTATGCAGCAAAGGTTCGAGACGGTACAATAGATATCGAGAAAATCACTGACGATGACCTTAATAATAAGATTTCGGAATACAAGCAGTGGTATGAGAAAGCCTTAGATTGTTTAGATGCCATTGATGACCTGCGTGAAAGCGAGTCAAAGCTATACGAGCAGAGATTCGAAAACGTCTCTACTAAGTACGATGGTTATCTAGGCGTAATTCAGCATGAGAAAGACATGCTCGATGAGTTTGTGTCCCAGACCGAGACTGCTGGATATATTACTTCTGGTAAGTATTATGATGCTATGTCTGCCAACGCTAAGAAACAGCAGGAAGAGCTTAAGAAGCAACGTGACGAAATGGTTACGGAGTTAAATAATGCTGTGAATAGCGGTACTATTGAAAAATACAGTGAGTCGTGGTAAATAAATTGCCACCTTGCATAGTGATATGCAAGTAAAATTCTATTTAATTGCTGGAAACCCCTAAGAGCTTTTCTACTACAACGTAACGATGAAATATACGTAAGCGTGATAGTTTGAAAAATGAAAAGATTGGGAAATCAGCAGCGAAGCCGCGAACAGCGGAACGTTCAACGACTATCCCTTATGGGAGTAGAATCGCAAGCTATTGGCGATTCGAAAAAATAGATTACCTATAAATTTAAGTTTAACTAATAAATATATATGCTATAATGTGATACAGTGTTTTTGCTTAATTGGAGGTGCGTATGTATAATGAAAATCAACTTGTTGAAGTTAAATGGAGTGCAAAAACAAGAAAACATTATGAGTCAAAAGGATATAGATTTACTAATTATGGAGACGCATTTCTTGTAAAAGCAAAAGATTTATTAAACAGTTCTAAATATCATATTGAAGTAATATGTGATTTTTGTGGGAAAGCATACTACCCAACTATTTTAAATTTCAATAGACGTGCGAATAAAAATGTAGATTCATGTAATGATTGTAGAATTCATAAACAGTGGTCTAATACGCATAATGAAAGAGCAAAAGATAGCTTTGATAAACTTAGAAAAATTTGCTCTGAAAAGAATTATCAGTTAATTACTGATGAATCTGAATATGCTGGCATGAACATGAATATTGAATATGTTTGTAGTAAACATGGAATTCAAACTCAAATATTAAACAATATGCTTCGTGGACATGAATGTATTTGTTGTTCTTATGAAAAACGCGCTGCAAAAACAACTCATAGTAAAGAATATGTTGAGTCAGTAATCAATGGCGTTAATAATAATATTCTTATGAACCCAGATGATTATACTGGTGTAATAGATAAGAATCTTCTGGTTAAATGTGGAGAATGTGGCGAAGTGTATACTACAAGTCTTGATAACTATGTTCATCAAAATCAAACAAGATGCCCACATTGTTCAAAGCGTGAAAGCATTGGAGAATTTCGTATTAGAAAATATCTTGAAAAGTGTAATATATCGTTTAAACAATGGAAATCGTTTGATGATTGTAGAGATAAAAAATGTTTGCCATTTGATTTTTATTTGCCAGATTATAATTTGATAATTGAATTTGATGGACAGATACATTATTGGGAAGTTGGATATGGAAATCATGATATAACAGTTGCGCATGATAAAATTAAGAATGAATATTGTAAATCGCATAATATAGACATTATTCGTATCCCATATTGGGATGGTAATGATATTGAAAAAATTATTGCAACTAAATTAAATTTATAGGTAAAAGATATAGTCTCTTCTCATGTGAAAGCATGAGGGACAACAATGTTCGGTTAGTGTAGCGAACTAACTAAAGATAAAGATAATATGGTCAACTCAATTGATGATGTTACTAAGTCAATTGAAGAATGCAATACCTCTCTTCTTGAGTATGAAAAGAATCTTCGTGAGTTAGATTGGCAAATCTTTGATTTGGTTCAGGATAAGATTTCTAAGGTTGCCGATGAATCTGAATTCCTGATTAATCTTATGAGCAACAAGAAGCTCTATGAGGACAACGGTCAGCTTACAGATGAAGGCATGGCATCTATGGGTCAGTACGGTGTCAAGTACAACGTATATATGGCTCAAGCTGATAAGTATGCTAAGAAGATTAAAGAACTTCAGGCAGACCTTGCTAAAGACCCATATAATCAAGATATTGCAAATCAGTTGCAAGAGTATATCGAAGCTCAGCAGGAAGCCATTCTTAATGCAGAGGACATGAAGAACTCTATTAAGGATATGGTTTCTGACGGTATTGACAAAGAGCTTGATTCGTTGCAGAAGCTTATTGATAAGCGTAACGATGCTCTTGACGCAGCAAAAGACCTATATGACTATCAGAAGAAAGTCAAAGAGCAAACTAAAGATATTGCAAGTCTTGAAAAGCAGATGGCTGCATATCAGGGAGATGCATCTGAGGAGACTAAGGCTAAGATTCAGCAAATCAAGGTAGACCTTGAAGAAGCTAAGTCTGATTTAGAGGAGACAGAATACGAACAGTACATTTCTGACCAACAGAAGATGCTCGATGATTTATATACTGATTATGAAACCATTCTAAATCAGCGTCTTGACAATATTGACGCTCTTATGGCTGATATGATTTCTGAGATTAACAATAACGCTTCAACTATCGGAGCTACGATAGAATCTCAGGCTGATAAGGTTGGCTATACTTTGTCAGAGTCTATGAATACCATATGGCTTTCTGGTAACGGTAGTATCTCAAATGTAATCACAATGTATGGTACGAAGTTTGATACAGCTCTGACTACTACCAATACTGCCCTTGGATATATCAATACCAATATCCAGAATATGATTGCACAGTTGAATAAGATTGCTGGTACGAAGATAAAGGCCGCTGGCGCTTCTTCTGCCGCAACTGAGAAACCAAAGCCTACTCCAGCTCCAGCACCTCAACCACAACAGAAACCGCAGCCAAAACAAGTTACTGTCGGTGGCATGATTAATGCTGGTGGAGCTAGAATCTATGCAGACTCTTATGGCAATGGTGGTGGCAGGCAGACGTTTGGTAATGACCCAATCTACACTGTTTTACAGGAGCGCAACGGCTATGTATTAACTCGTTGGCATAAGCTTTCAAGTGGATATACTGGCTGGTTTAAGAAATCTGATGTTAGCGCATACGCACTTGGCGCTAAGAATATCAGAAACAATGAGATGGCTTGGACTCAGGAAAATGGTTCAGAGATGATTATGCGCCCATCTGACGGAGCTATATTGACTCCTCTTGCCAAGAATGATAGCGTGCTTACATCTGCCGCAAGCTCTAATATCTGGAATATGGCAAATAATCCATCTGACTTTATCAAGGACAATCTTGACTTTGATAATATTGATACTGGTGCTAATGTTGGGAACAAGACAACATACACTCAGAATCTTGACAAGGTTGTATTCAATCTGCCTAATGTCAAGAATTATGACGAACTGCTTAAGTCTATGCAGCATGATAAGAATTTTGAGCGCCTTATCATGTCTATGACTATCGACCCCATTGTAGGTAAGAGTAGCCTAGCAAAAGGCAAGGCAATTCGTTAATTTACCCGAAGGCTACGGGTTGGCTTAGCCGAATAATATAGCATACTTGTTGAGCGGGGAGTGTATATAAACCACTCCCCTTCTCTTTTGTTTGAAACGAGGTAGTAGTATGAATACTGGAAAAAGAAATAGAAAATCTAATATTAAAAGTAGAATTATTGAGAGACAGACAAATGAGATTGAATCTCTCAAAAAAAGAATCTCCGAGCTTGAAATAGATTGTGATGAGAAGGATGAGCTAATTGGTTCAATAGATTCTCTTCGCGTTGAAATGGAGCAAATTGTCGAAGACATTAAGAGCAAATGTGAGGTTTACGATAAGCTCGTTGGAGAATTAACTGAAATGAAGAAGATTATGAATGAAGAGGTCTTTAAGGGCAGATGGAATATCATTCGTTTTCTTTTAAAATAAATATAACTTCGAGCGATTGGAGGTGTGTCGGTGAAAGCATATGACTTTGAATATGATGGTGTCAAGCTGAGCGACATTGGATTTATTATATGCAAGTTTGATTCAAGCGATGTCGATACGATAGATAATGGTTCACAGATAACTTTTAATACTGTACCGACTTTGAACGGAATGAAGCACGAGCTAACGAGTTCTACATATGAAGATTGTCTTAACACGACTTTTCAGATATGTAAAAATAAATGCGATTCAAATCAAACCGATACAGTTTCATTCGATGAGATGCGCACTATCATGTCTTGGCTGAACAGAAAGGGTTTTCATAAATTCAGACTGCTTGACGATGAATACTCTGGTGTATATTTTGAAGCTTCATTCAATGTAAGCAGAATTGAAGTTAGTGGTATGATTTATGGTTTTGAACTTGAGATGTTTACAAACAGACCATTTGCCATAAGAGAGCCTATTGTAACTACAATTAAGAATGTTTCAGATAATGGTATAAATGTTATATACAATGAATCTGATGAAGAGGGATGCATTTATCCAGATATGGAAATCACCATAGATAAAGATGGTGATTTTACAATGAAGAATTCTTTTAACGACAGGGTGATGAGAATCGCCAATTGCAAAAAGGGTGAGGTTATCAAAGTATCATACCCAATGATTAGCTCTTCTTTGGCTTCTCATAAAGTACAGAACGATTTCAATTGGGCTTTCTTTAGATTAGAGAATACATTTAGAGACAAGAAGAATAAGATAACGCTGTCCCTGCCGTGTACGGTTAAGATAACTTATTCGCCTATAGTTAAGGTAACTATATAGTTGGGGTGGTTTATATGGCTATAAAGATTGACTTTGATGCTGCTCATAATCCACAATCACCAACGATTATATTGGCAAAAAAGAATGGCGATAAGCTTGGGCGAATAGATGCTGTTGAAATAGAATCAACTGATTCGATGAATGATGCTTCTGAGATATCATTCAAAGTATATAAAACAGTAGATGAAAATAAGAATAATCTGTGGGATGAGATTGTCAACTTTAGGCTTATATATTGTCTAGAGTGGAATCAATGGTTTGAGATTACTGTCGAGACAGACGAAGATACTAAAACGGTAAAGACCGTGACTGGTACTAATCTTGGATGCGCCGAGTTGTCTCAAATTATGCTATACAATGTTGAAATTAACACCGAAGATGATATCGCAAGAGAAGATTATGATAAAGACCATCCGACTATTTTCTATAATCCAGATAGACCAAGCTCTTCTCTCCTCCATAGGATGCTAGAAAAAGCTCCGCACTATACAATTGGGCATGTTGATGCTACGATTGCAAATATTCAAAGAACATTTTCTTTTGATGATAAATCTATTTATGATGGGTTTCAAGATGTTGCAGAGGAAATAAAATGTTTGTTTGTGTTTGATATTAATGCGGATAAGTATGGCAATTTAAAGAGGGTTGTTTCTGTATATGACCTTGAATCAAACTGTCATAAGTGTGGACACAGAGGTGAGTATACTGATGTGTGTCCTAAGTGTGGCAGCACGGATATCGATGAGGGATATGGCGAAGACACTACCATATTTGTAACAGCTGATGAGATTGCAGATAACATCAATATGTCATCTGATACCGACTCTATAAAGAATTGCTTTAAGCTTGAGGGCGGAGACGATTTGATGACGGCTACCATTAGGAACTGCAACCCAAATGGTAGTGATTATATCTGGTATATTTCTGATGATACTAAACATGATATGTCCGATGAACTTGTTAAGGCTATTGACTCATATAATAAGCTATATGCAAAGTATCAGAACGATTATGTTTATCTGGCTGATAAAGAAGATGTTGTTAATAGGTATAATGAGCTTATTGTTAAGTACAGTAATAAAAATATATATCTTAAATCATCAGCAGACGAAAGATTGTTCAGTTCAAAAAATGAGCACCTTGCAATTAAAAAAGAAGTGGGATATAACAACGACCTTCAGGAGATTGAGTTTCCAGTAAAGGGTTATCCTGCCTTAATGAATGCTTATTATAATACGATTGATTTAGGATTGTATCTTACAAGTGGGTTAATGCCTATTGTCGAGATGAGCGATACTAACGCCGAGAAGGAAGCAGCAAAGCTTACTGCCGCAAACCTATCTCCTGTTGCAGTTGAAAAGATAGATAACATATCTGTCGCTACTGCCGATAGCGTTGTCTTGTCTATGGCGAAAGTTGTTATTGATTCTACTAGGTATAGGGTCAAAGTGCATGATGGTTCTACTTTGTCTGGAGCTAAACCAGACCCAACGAGAATATGGACTGGTTGCTTTGATGTGACTAATTATTCTGATGAAGAAGATAAGTTCACAAGCAAAGAAATAAGCGTGACGATAAATAGCGACTATGAAAAATTTATCAAGCAAAAGATTGATAAAACTCTTGCAAAGGAAGACAGCGAGAATAAATATGGAATTTCTGAACTATTTGATATTGACGGCTCGTTGGATGATTTTAAAAAAGAGTTACAGAAGTATTGCCTAAACAGGCTTATCTCTTTCCGCGATGCTTGCCAGAGCTGCATAGACATCCTTGTTGAGCAAGGAGTGAACGAAGGTTCTTCGTGGTCTAAAGAGTTATATGATAAGCTTTATACTCCATACATTGACAGAATGAACGCTATTGAAGCAGAGATGAAGACTCGTCAAGATGAGATTTATCTGATATCTGGCAAACGCGATGATGATGGAGACTTGAAAGAATATGGTTTACAGAACTATATCATTGAGGAAAAGGATAAGACTCAAGACATTCTTAATTTCCAGCAGTATCTAACTAACTATAATGCTGGCGGTGCTAATTTGTGGCTTGAATTTTGCTCGTTCCGTAGAGAAGACAAATACTCTAATGAAAATTATATTTCAGACGGTCTTAACAATGCCGAGCTGTTTAAGAAGGCAAATGAATTTATCAGTGTTGCCAATGATGAGATATATAAGTCTTCTGAGTTACAGACTACAATAAGCGCAGACCTAAAGAATCTTTTGCTTATCGGTAAATTTGCGCCATTAGTTAACGATTTTGCCATCGGCAATTGGCTTAGGGTTATGGTTGACGATAAACTATATAAACTTAGATTAATTGAGTATACTATAGATTATGATGATTTAGATAATATTTCTGTTGAGTTTTCTGATGCAGTCAGGGTTAAGAGTTCGGTTAAGAGTATTAAGGGCGTTTTAGAACAGGCTTCTTCAATGGCTACGTCTTATGGATATGTTCAAAGACAGGCCAAACAAGGTGAAAAGGGAACAACTGTTGTAAACAATTGGATTGATAATGGTCTTGACGTGACGCATACAAAGATTGTCGGTGGTTCTGACAATCAGACGCAATCATGGGATAATCATGGTATGTTGTTCAGAAAGTTTGATGAAGTGTCAAATGATTATGAGCCTACACAGATGAAGATTATTAATTCAACGATTGCAATTACCGATGATAATTGGGCTACGACAAAGACGGCTATAGGCAAATACTATTATACCGACCCTGATACTGGTGATACGGTAAGCGCTTATGGAATCAATGGTGAAACAATTATCGGTAAATTGTTCTTAGGTAAGAATATTGAGTTAAAGAACGATGCTGGCACGCTTGTCTTCAATGATAACGGATTAGAGGTAAGCCACGGCACCAACAGGGTGTCGATTAGCCCTAAAAATGATAACGTTATTGATATTACTAACGGAGACGAGTCTGTATTTAGTGTCAATGATAAAGGCGAACTCTACATCAGTGGCAATATTATGGCTCGAAGCCTAGAACTTGATACTGGTGTTAAGATTGACTCTGGCGTTATCGTTAATCTAGCAAAGATTGCTACGTCTGGTGGTTATACCGACCTGATTGGTGACAAGTCTAAGAATGGTCAAGTTCTATCTCTTGACGATAAGGATAAAGTAGTTGCAAAACAATTGACTTGTAGTGATATATTTGATTTGGCATCTGTTGCTAAGTCTGGCAGCTATAATGATTTAAAAGATAAGCCATCGCTAAAGTCTGTTGCTACTTCTGGAAAGTATACTGATTTGACTGGTGATAGCTCTGAAGCTGGCAAACTATTGTATGTTGATACAGATGGTTCTGTAACTACGATTACAATAGATAGGCTGAAAGAGCTTTTGGGTATATAAGAATTTGTGGTGATGTCGTGAATAGGCGTATTAATAAAGTAATTTCTGTCTTTGCTGCTGTTATTCTGGCATCGTTTATGATTATGTTTGTTTCATGTAATAATGCGCAACAAAACGCTGTTGCAGAACATGATGTTGAAACACCGACATTATATGATAAGCAAGTGAAGTATGTTTTTGATGAAAAGCAGGATTTACAAATGCCAGAGCTTCCTACTGGATGTGAAGCGACAGCTCTTGGAACGTTATTGCGAATGAACGGTGTAAGTGTAACGAAGTTCGATGTTGCCGATGCCATGCCTAAAAGTGATGGTAGTGATTTTGTATACAGCTTTTGGGGAAATCCATATAGCGCAACAGACGGGTGGGCTTGTATGGCACCGTGTTCTGTTATAACTGCAAATAAATTTTTAAAAAATAGCAATAAGGTTGCAGTTGAATATACTGGTACAGAATTAACCGATTTGAAGTTTCCGTCTGCTGTATGGGTGACTATGTATTTAAATAATCCATTGCCGTCAAATTATGAGTCAAATGGATACAGATTATTTAGAAATCCGCATTGTGTTGTTGTTACCAGAATAGAACTAGATAGCGTATATGTTATCGACCCACTTGTCGGCGAGGTCGCGTATCCGCTTGAAAGGTTTAATAATGTATATAAAGAGCTTGGATGTCAAGCTGTGCGTATAGAAACAGAAGAGAAATAATTTGATTGGCGGTGATTATCTATGAATTATATATCTGATAGAGATTATAACGCTCAGATGAAGGCTATTAAAAGAATGAATCAGAGCAAAGAACGAGAAATGAAGCTGCGCAAAGAAAGAGAAAAGTACAGTTTTAAGTTCAAGATGCCGTCAACCAGTAAGATTGTTTTATTTGTGTCTTTGGCAATATGCTTACAGATTATATTCTTCTGTGAACGACTTATGGTTGAGCTTAAAGATACTAGCGCACTATATGTGTTGTTGGGCATTCCAGCTGCAATGGCTCCAATAATCTGGTCTTATTTTAGTAAGGCTAAGGCAGAGAACACAAAAAATGGAATAGTTTATGAAACCGCTATGCGCAATCATGCGGATTCAGAAGATGAGCCATGCGATGACGCGCCAAATGACCCGTCATTTTAAGGAGTGATTTTATGAACGTTGACTTCAATGCATTATATGCTATTCAGAATTTTCTTCAGTTAGTCAATGATAACTGGACTGTAATCATTGTTATTGTAGCGCTTATTATTTCTATAGGCAAGAAGGCAAAAGAATTTTTCAGTAAGTCAGATGATGAGAAGATTGCAATTGCCAAAAAGCAAGTTCAGGAGACAATGCTGAAACTGATTACCGATGCAGAGATTGATTGGCAGGATTATAAGAAATCTGGTTCTGTCAAACGCGCTCAGGTAATAGAAGAGATTTTCGAGAAGTACCCAGTTCTGTCAAAGGTTACAGACCAAGAAGCGTTAATTGCTTGGATTGATGAAACAATTGATGACGCTCTCAAGATGATGAGAGAGGTATTCACTGAAAACAAAACTATTGAAAGTGAGGTCAAGTAATATGAGTATTTCTAACTGTGGACACGATGAGCGAAATAGATATAGTGGTGGTCAGGCTGGTGACCAGTCTAAGACAGAATGGTATATTCGTCCTTGGTGGAATGACAGCTGGAATGTAGTGCTTAGACATCCAGACGCAAAGACTCGCAATCTTATTGCAGATATGGCTATTAAGGCTGCTCAGAATGACTTGGTTGGCTATGACCAGAACGAGCGCCTTACATTTTGGAATCATCTAAAGGCATCAAATTACGACCCTGCTCAGATTACAGTTAAATGCGAAGCAGACTGCTCTAGTGGCGTTGCTGCTATTGTAAAGGGTGCTGGTTATCGTCTCGGCAATACAGCTATGCAGAATGTAAATCCAAGCATCACTACTTGGAGTGAGAAGAATGCTCTTAAGGCGGCTGGCTTCCAAGTGCTTACAGATTCTAAGTATCTTACAAGCGATGCTTATTTGCTTGCTGGTGACATTCTACTTAACGAGAGTCGGCATACGGCAATTAATGTAACCAATGGAAGTAAGGCTGGCGGCTCTTCTGCTACCCAATCTACATCTCCATCGGTTTCATCTGGTAAACTGTCCGTTGATGGATATTGGGGTGTTGCGACAACAAAGGCGCTACAAAAGACACTTGGAACCACTGTAGATGGTATTGTAAGCGGTCAGGACGCTAATAACATGGCTTCTGTAAATCGTGGTGGTCTTGAACGTGCTTCATGGAAGACTGGCAGAGGTGGCTCTCAGATGGTCAGGGCGCTACAGAGAAAGATTGGCGTATCTGCCGATGGATACTTTGGCAAGAATACATGCAAGGCTTTACAGCGTTATCTTGGAACCACTCAGGATGGCATTGTAAGCGCACCGTCTTCTATGGTCAAAGCATTGCAGCGCAAGTTGAATGCTGGTTCGTTTTAAATATAACAATTAAATATATATGTACAAACACAGGGAGGACTTCAACCACTCCTCCCTATCTTTTTTAATATACTAGAACGCCAACATCGAATGAAAGGCAGCGTAAATGTAAATGCTTAATTATATAGAATATCTTAATGTACCGTCTCAAATAGCGATTGCCTTGATTGCTGTGTTGTTTGTTCTTCAACTTATTGGTGAGTTTTTAAACTTCAAGGGCAAGGCAGTCCCAGAGATTATGAGCATAAGAAAGTATTTCGCAAGAAAGAAATACGAGCGTAAAGTAATTAGAGAACTACCAGACACGATACAAGATTTAAAAAATATAGTTAACAATATCGATAAGCATTATAATGCAGATAATATCTCTATGAGAGATAAGTGGATTGATAGTGTTAATAAAAAACTTAATATGGAAGATGAACTTGTACGTGATTTAAATAAAAAACTCGATGAAGCGGATAAAGACATAGTGTCTATTCTTGTCGATAATAAGAGAAATACTATTATAGACTTTGCATCAAGGGTTTCGAATTCTAGTGTCCTTGTCACCAAAGAGCAGTTTAATAGAGTTTTTAAAATATATAAAGAATATGAAGACCTTATTAGTAATAAAGGTCTGACTAACGGAGAAGTAGATATTGCATACCGCATTATCGTTGAATCATATGAAGAGCACTTATCTAATCATACGTTCATTGAAGATACTCGCGGTTGGTAAAAAATATACAATGAATGCTTTATGAAATGAGGTGTCTTTATGGCTTATGTTATTTTAGTAAATGAAGACAATACTTTGACTGCAAGCAAAAAGGAACGTATTATGCAAAGGTCAAAGTTGTTTAATAATCTATGGTTTCTTGCAGAACCGACATATAACGGGTACGATATGAGCGCATGTACTGTTGTTATGGAATATATTTTACCTATTAGCAAGAAATATCATAGCGATATTCTTGAGCTTTCAGAAGATGGGTATCAGGAGTATCTAAAATATGTTGTTCCAATTGACAGCAAACTAACTGCTGAGACTGGAGAAGTTGAACTACAGCTTACTTTTATTTATAGCGATTTAGATGAAAATGGTGAAAGTATTCAGCGTGTTCGAAAGACTTCTACCGCAAAGTTAAATATCATTCCCATTAGCGCGTGGAGCGACATTATCCCAGACAGCGCTCTTGGTGCGCTTGACCAGAGAATTATCAAGATGGATGCTCAAATTAAAGAACTGCTTGACATTGGTGACGCATATGATGCAGCTAAGGCAGACAATATTGCATATGATGCAGATAATCAAACGCTACAGCTTCTATCTGGGGAAAACAAGATTGGCGATGAAGTTTCTCTTAACGTTGATAACGGTATTGACGGAACTACTGCCGTTGACTTCTCAAATCTTGAGGTTGGAGCAGGTGTTGCAAAGTTGTTAGCAGATAGCCGCAAGGTTGTCAGTTTCTAAATACACTTATATTTATTGAATAATATGAGGATGATTTGTCATCCTCTTTTTATTATTGTTTGAAAGGAGGATGACAATGGGTTTATCTTTTAAAGACTCGTTAAATAAAGTTAAAGAAAATAACAATGCGAGAATGATAAATAATAACATTTCTCCTATGTCTCTTGATGATGATGTGCCAGCATATGATGACATCTCTCTTACATCTCTTGATGATGAATCCGCTGTCGCTGTGACTTCTGATTCGCTAGAAGGTTGGACTCGCAGCAGTAATTACCTATATTACGAAGAGTATTCAGATGATAACATTTCAAATGTTGACGAATTGAAGAATGTCTTAATCGACAAGAAGCAAATCAACCTTACACAAGAATCGAATTCGCAATATATCCCATTTAAGATGCCGCGCAGATATGATGGCTTTGACCTTCTTAATACAACCATTATTATTCATTATGTCAACAAAGACGGATATGAAGACCATAGCAACGTTGTAAATGTATATTATAATGATGAGTATATTAGATTCGGTTGGCTTGTTAATAAGAATGCAACAGCAGTTGAAGGCACTCTTGAGTTTGAGATTATTGCATCTGGTGTAAACTCAAAGGGTGATGAGTATGTATGGAAGACAAAGCCAAATAACCAGCTAAGCGTACTTAAGTCTCTTGCTGGCAATGGAGCTATCGAGCCTGATAATACATGGATTACCAGTTTTATGACTCAGGTGAGTGAGAAGGTTGCAGAAGCTCAGCGGTATGCACAGGAAGCTAAGACAACTGTTGATGGCATTTCTGATTACGCTGACAAAGCCGAAGCGTCTGCAAATAGAGCGCAACAGGCTGTCGATACTGCGAAAACTCAGCTTGAGGGAACGGTTAGTGACGCTGTAAACAGCAAGGTTGATGACGCTTTGTCATCTTATTATACCAAGACTCAGGTTGATAATATCGTTCACAACATTGATATTTCAGACCAACTTGATGAAGTGAAACAGCAAATCGCTAATCTTGATGGTCTTGCTAAGTTTAATGTCACATATGATGGCAGTAAAATGATATTCTATAATGGCGAAACCGTGATGAAGGAAATTGAAATCACGAGCGATCCGACTGATGAATGGACTAATAACTATACTGCTTCTATCGAAAACAAGATTAGCACTGCTAAGTCTGAAATTCAAAGTGACGCAGATGAGAAGTTTGCCACAAAAGCAAGTCTGAATTCTGCAAATGCAAATATCGCAGCAGTTACATCTACCGCTAACGCAAATAAGGAAAATGTCACCAAGCTTGGTGATAAGGTTGCCAAGTTTGAGCAAACCGTTAATGGCCTTGACACATCTCCTCGTCTGACATATGATGCTACATATGACGAAGAACAGACTTACACTCTTTGGGAAATACAAAATGAGGGTAAAGAGAACGAGAAGAAAGAGCCGAAAGCTCAGTTCAGGATTCAAGGTGGTGGCGGTGGCGGTGGCACTAGCAGCATCTTGAAGATTACATATATCACAACTACTCCCGTTGTTGCGACATTAGACGATAAGATTATTATTAAATATAATTTCTCAAGAATAGACTCCTCTGGTGATGTTGGTGGTGATGGTACTGCAACTTGGAAGGTTGACGGTTCTATCGTTGCTACGAATACCGCTGCATCTGGTGATAATTCTTTTGATATCACCGACCATATTACTGTAGGCACGCACAAGGTTAACCTTAGTATCGTTGACGATGCTGGCAGTCTTGTGACTAAGACGTGGACTGTTCAGAGGGTTGATGTAAGACTTGAATCTTCTTTTAACGACACATTTACTTATCCCATTGGAAAAGTTTCTTTTGATTATACTCCATATGGTGCCATTCAAAAGAAAGTCCATTTTGTTTTAGACGGTAAAGAAATCGGGACTGTTGACACAGCTGTTTCTGGCGTTCCATTGGCATATGAGCTTCCAGCTCAGACACATGGTTCTCATCTGCTCGAAGTATATATGACGGCAGAAATTAATGGCAAGGCTATCGAGTCTAACCATATCGTCAAAGATATTATCTGGTATGATTCAACAAGTAATAAGCCTGTAATCGGATGCGTTAAGCAGAAGTTTACAGCTAGGCAGTATGATACGGCAAATATTGTATATACCGTATATGACCCATCAACTGAAACCCCACAGGTTACACTTGCTGTCGATGGAAAGACTGTTTCGACACTGACGATTGATAGCAATACTCAGACGTGGCAGTTTAAGCTATCTGATGTAGGTACGCATACTTTGACAATCACTTGCCGTGGCACTGTTAAGACTTTGACCGTAACTGTTGAAAAGCTTGATATTGATGTTGAGCCTGTTACCGCTGGTCTTGCATTTGACTTCAACCCAGTTGGTAAGTCTAACAACGATAACGATAGATTGTGGTCTGACGGTGATGTTGCCATGACTGTATCTGATAACTTCGACTGGGTTAACGGTGGATATCAGATTGATGATAATGGCGACCAATACTTTGGTGTTAAGGCTGGAACTACGGCAACTATTTCCTATAATCTTTTTGCAGACGATGCCAAGAGAAACGGTAAGGAATTTAAGTTAATCTTCAAGACAACAAATGTTGCGAAGAGCAATGCTACATTCTTGACTTGTCAGTCTGGTACGACATCTAATGTCGGTCTTCAGATGAACGTACATGAAGCATATATTAAATCAAGTGCGAAGTCTTTGTATATCCCATATAGTGAGGAAGACGTTATCGAATGGGAGTTTAATATCAATAAGGATACAGATATTCCCATTGTCATGTCTTATGAAGATGGTACGCCGTGCCGTCCTATGAGCTATACAGGCGATTATTTATTTACTCAGGACTCACCTGTGCCAATTACCATAGGTTCTCCTGATTGCGATGTCTTGATTTACCGTATGAAGGCATACAACACAAGCCTTACAAGTTCTGCAATTCTGTCTAACTTTATTGCCGATGCTCGTACTGCAACTGAGATGATTGCTCGCTATACACGCAACCAGATTTATGATGAGAATAAGCTTTTGACTCCTGAGTCTGTTGCCAATGCTTGTCCTAATATGCGTATTATCAAGATTGAAGCCCCGCACTTCACCAATAACAAGAAGGACTTTGTAGCCAATACGTCTTTCGAATGTATTTATAAGAATGGTGACGCAGTTCTCGACAATTGGAAGTTTGAGAATTGTTATCATGCAGGACAAGGTACTACTTCAAATGAGTATGGAGCTGCTGGTCGTAATATTGACCTTATTGCTGGTTTTGATGGTAAGCATCAGGTAACTAGCAAGATTGAACTAGACCCAAATTATATTACAAAGCTTACGCTTGGCGATGGTAGTGTTGTTACTGACGGCTCTGGCAAGATTGCCCTTACCAGAACATCGGTGCCTAACAACTGGTTCAACGTCAAAGTCAATATCGCAAGCTCAGAGATGGTGAACAACGCATATCTTCAGAAGAGATATAATGATTATATCCCATATTCTACTCCTGCAACTCGTAGAGATTCTAAGATTAAGAATGATATGGAGTTTGTCAACTGCGTTGTGTTCATTAAAGAGTCTGACCCAGACCTAACTACACATAGAGAGTTCCAAGATACATCATGGCATTTCTACGCTTTGGGCAACATCGGTGACTCTAAGAAGACTGACGTTACAAGAGCATACGACCCAGATGATATGAAGGAATTCACCATTGAGATTAGTGATAACACATTGCCTAACTCAATATTCCAAACTGGTGTTGCTAATCCTGATGGTTCTATGAAATATCCTATCACAAAGTCTGAATGGGCTTCTGGCAATACGGCATATGATGCTCTGTATAATGATTGGGATGGGTCGTTTGAGTTTAGATACGATTGTTGTGGAGACACAAAAGACGGCTCTTCTATTTCTACAGATGAAGAAAAGAATAAAATTAGAACGCAGAATAAGCAAATTTGGCGAGACTTCTATGAGTTCGTAATTACATCGACTGATGATGAGTTCAAGAACAATCTCAAGAATTGGTTTATTGTTGATTCTGCTACGTACTTCTATCTATTCACGCTTAGATATACGATGATAGACAACAGAAGTAAGAATACCTTCTGGCATTGGGCTAAGCATTATATTACAACGGAAGAAGCGACAACGCTTGGCGATAAGGCTGCTTATTATACTGTTGATGATGCCGCTGCTGGAATAAATAACGGATATCGTTTTGACTTCTGGGATTACGATAATGACTCAAGCCTTGGTATTAACAACAGCGGCGAGCTTACCATGACCTACGGCAAGGAAGATACAGACTATCGTATAGATGGAGATAAGTCTTCTGGTTATATCTTTAATGCTGCTGAATCCGTATTCTTCTGTCGTATTCGTGACCTAATGGGTTCTGAGCTTCAGAAGATGTATGTAAGCCGTGAAAGCAAAAACTGTTGGAGCGCTTCTTCGCTTATCAATCAGTTTGATGAGAAACAGAACGAGTGGTGCGAAGAGCTTTGGCGCGTTGACTATGTACGTAAATACGAACGTCCTTATAAGGATGGCAACATACGCTTCCTTGAGCAGATGATGAATGGCAAGAAGAAGTATCAGCGCAGACAGTTTGAGCGCGACCAAGAGATGTATATGGCGACTAAGTTCATTGGCAATACCGCTACATCTGACCAGATTATGTTTAGATGTAACACTCCAAGGGACGCAGTTGTTGCACCAAACTATACTCTTCATCTCACTCCATTCTCTGATATGTATCTGTCTGTCATGTTCGGAAACTCCTTGCCTACTCAGGTGAGGGCGAAAGCTGGCAAACAGTACGATATCATATGTCCGTATGATACGATGGACGATACCGCAGTGCTTATCTATGGAGCATCTAGGATTCAATCTGTCGGCGATGTGTCTGCCTGCTATATACATGATAACGACTTCTCTAAGGCTGAAAAGCTAAAGGAGCTTATCATCGGTAACGCAACAGAGGGGTATTCAAATACCTTCTTGACGAATCTCGTTATCGGCAACAACAAGCTTCTTGAGAAACTTGATATCAGAAACACTCCTAATCTTGTAAGCAGCTTAGACTTCTCAAAGTGCATGAATCTAGAGGAGCTTTACGCTTCTGGCTCTGGACTTAGAGGTGTTTTATTCGCAAGTGGAGGTAGTATCAGATTAGCTCAACTACCTGATACGCTTACGTCTATCAACATGAAGAATCTAATGTACCTAACCAATCTTTCTATTGCTGGGTACGATTCAATCTCTACGCTTATCATAGAGAATTGTAATACGATAGATGTTAAAGATTTAATTAATAAAGCTAAGAACGTCAACAGGGTTCGAATTACTGGTATCGATTGGACTCTCGAAGATACGTCTCTTCTTGAGAGAATCTACAAGATGGCTGGTATCGATAAGAACGGATACAATGTCGATAAAGCTGTATTAGCTGGCACGGTACACGTTCCTATTGTAAAGCAGCAGCAGTTGTATGATTATCAGGAAGCATGGCCTGATTTAGAGATTGTGTTCAATACGATGGTAGAGCAGTTTGTTGTAAAGTTCGTAAATTATGATGATACTGTTCTCGATACTCAGTATGTTGACAAGGGCGGCAATGCCGTTGACCCGTTGACGAGAGCTGACAATCCTATTGATACACCGACTAAGCCAAGCTCTGTAAGTACGGACTTTACATTTAATGGCTGGGATTTGCCACTGACGGCTATTTTCAGCGATAGAACGATAAAGGCTACATATAGTGAAACAACGAGACGCTATACCATCAAGTATGTTTCCCGTGGCGTAACGCTTCAGGAGTCTACTGGACTATATGGCGAGAACGTTGAATACACTGGTGCAATCCCAACTTATACACTTGAGGAAAGTGCATATAAATATTATATGTTTGATAGATGGGATAAGAGCGGCTTTATTGATGGCGATAAGACTGTAAACGCAATATTCGATACGTTTACTTATACACCAGATGCCCTTGCTGGTAAAGAGCTTAGCGATATGCGTCCAGTTGAGATTTATGCAATTACCAAGCTTGGTGTTGATAATTCTGGTGCCGAGATTCAGGCTGGTGATGCATACTCATTTAACATGGGATACGATATTGACTATGACGATATTACATCTAATACGGTTATCTCTGAGAAAACCGTATTTGCTGGTAATAATTATGTCGATACTGGAATCAAGCTTTTCGATACCGACAAAGATTTCGTGTTAGCAATTGACTATAAGTTCTTAAATGGCACACCTGAAAAGGGCGTAATTGCCCAGTGCTTCCAGTCAAACGGTTCAAACGGATTCAAGCTATGGTCTAATGGTGGAATCAAGACGAGCTGGGGTACGTCTTCTACTGACACTGGTTCTGTCGGTAGCCGTGACATGGTTGTGCTTAGACATAAAAAGGGCGACAATAATATATATGTATATTATTCTAACCTTAATGGCAATGAACCAGACATTGTAAAGATTGAAAGAATAAAGTCAACAATCATAGATAGCACTCTTGTATTCGGTTGCTCTAAGGCTGACGATGGCGCATATGAGAACTACGCTGTCGGCAATGTGTATTGGAGCAAGATTTGGTATAAAGACCTTGGCGATACAGTATGCAAGAAGCTTGCGAGCTGGACACACGAGAATATTGCGCTTGAGGTATGCAGCTTCAAGAAATACTATCTAAGCAATGAGCCTTCTAAGCGTTGTACATTCAGCCTACTCGCAAAACACCTACTTGATAGGAAGCGCGTATTCAACAACAACGGAAGTAACGCTGGTGGTTGGACTGGCTCTGACCTGAATAGTTTCTTGAATACAAGATTCTACGAAGCGTTGCCTGTAAAGATTAAGCTTCTTATAAAGCAGGTTACTGTTAACTCCTCTATCGGTAACGGGTCAAAAGAGCTAAGTGCTGCGCAGTGCTACATTTCCATTCCTGCCGCTATCGAACTTAGTAATTCATATGAAGTCAGCGGAGAGCCGTTTGTCAACGAAGGTGAAATCATTTCCTATATGACATCTAATGATGCTAGAAAGCGTGCAGCTGTTGACGGCGACTACACGCCTTATTGGACTCGCTCACAGAATGTTTCGTATACAAACTATATCTATACAGTAAACGAACAGGGCGACCTATATGGATTTAATACTGCTGGAACGCAAAGCGGCGTATTGATTGAGATTTCTTTCTAATTATATTGCAAGGGTGTCACTGAAATATGTGGCACCCTTTTTAATGAGGTGAGCGCATGTTCTACAAGGTCATAAAAGACGATAAAGTTGTTGATGTGCTTGACAGACTCATATACCTAAAATATCAGGAGAAGTATAAACGTATGATATTCTGTGACGAAGAAGAAGCACAGGCTATCTATTCTTCTGATGGTAAACATATTTGGCATGAGGAATCGCTATATTTAATTCCAGTTGACGGGTATGACACTGTTCGACTGGAAGAGATTGATGAATACGAATATGAACAGCTAAAGGTTCTTAATATGAAGACCCCAGAGGAAATTATCGATGCATACACTGCTATGCTGTTAAACGATGGGGTGATTTAAATGAATCAGTTTGTAGAGTCTTTAAAGCGCCTATATGACAACAATATCATTAAAGAGACAAAGGTTGTTTCTTTATATAATAACAATAAAATAACGAAAGACGAAATGGCATATATATTGGGAAAATAGAAATATGCCGCCCTTCCTTTTGAAAAATAGTCTATATGACTGTTTTAATATGTAACTACGAACACAATAAAAGGAGGTACTGTATGGCGATTAAATCAAAGAATGCATTCGGCAGCAAGGCTAATATCGATACTGCGAAAACCAATGGCATAATTGATGAGTATGATATTCTATATCTTGACGATGGCGAAATCGCTTGGCTAGACAAGACAAAGAATACAGTCATCAATACGCCACGCACTCAGAGCGACATTGTTGTCTCTTCTGTCGATAGCTTTGATGAAACGGATGGAAACAAGATTGCCGCTGGCAAGACGCTAGAGGAAGCTATAAATATTGTTGCCAATTCCGTTCTGCCGAAGGCTCAAGAGAAAACCCTACAGTCTGCAAAAGACTACGCCGATACCGTTGCTGGGGGTAGTGTTGACGTAGTAGAGTTTTAGCCCTAGTTTTGGAGGTAATAAAATATGATAGATACGGCGAATAAAGCCCCAATGTCGGTCGTTGTGACTACCTCCGAAAAACTGTCTAGTTTGTTGATTCAGAATGGTCGGCTTATATTTGTAAAAGACAAATGCAGAATTGCGTTTGACTGGAATAATAAGAGAACATTCTACAACCAAATTACGGAGTTGGAAACAGATTATGAGAGGGTTTCAATGTCCTCTCCGTTCGATGGATACTATTTTGTTATCGAAACTGCTATTCTTTGGCGATACGACAACGGCTGGACTCAGATAACAACTAAGCCAGATGATATAGTATTCATAGGAGCTGAACTGCCAGAATTGGGGCAAGCCAAAGAAAAAACATTATATGTTGATAAAACAAAAAAAGAAATATCTGTTTATGACAAAACTGCGAACTCATATGTCGTGGTAGCGAATAAAACAGATAGTTCTGGTGGCGGGTCTATTGATACCGCTACAAACAATGATATTGACAATCTCTTTAAATAGGAGGAAGACTTATGGCTGAAAAGAAGTATATTGACCTTGCTGGACTTACACATTATGATGAGAAGATTAAGGCCGTAATTGATTTTAAGGATGCAGCTGCTCTTAAGTCTGCTAAGGACTATGCTGACGGCCTTGCTGTAAATTACGATGCAGCTGGCACTGCTGAGACTAAGGTTAATGAGCTTGCCAACGGTCAGGTAAAGACCAATACCGAAGCTATTGCAACTCTTAATGGTGGCGCTAATACCGAGGGTTCTGTTGCAAAGGCTGTTGCCGATGCCAAGGCTGGTCTTGAGACTAAGATTTCTGCCGTTGATGCTAAGGCTGTTGCCGCTCAGACCGCTGCCGACAATGCTAAGAGTGCAGCTGATGCTGTTGACGCTAAGGTTGGTTCCGTTCCCGAGGGTTCCACCGTCATGACCGAGATTCAGAAGGTTAAGGACGTTGCCTATAATGATGCTGAGGTTCGCGGTCTAATCAAGACAAACGCAGACAATATCACCGCTCTTACTGGTCGTGCCGATGCTGTCGAGGGCAAGGTTTCTACTCTTGTCGGAGAGGATACTGGTAAGTCTGCACGTACAATTGCCAACGAGGAGCTTACTAAGCAGCTTATTCCCGAGGATGCCAAGGAGAGCCTTGATACGCTACAGGAGATTGCCGCTTGGATTCAGAATCACCCAGACGATGCTTCTGCTATGAACGCCGCCATTGCCGCTCTTAAGACAAAGGTTGGTGACATCCCAGAGGGTGCTACCGCAACTACTGTTGTCGCTTACATCAAAGAGCTTGTTGATGCCGAGAAGGTTCGCGCTACTGGTGTCGAGAGCGGTCTTGACACTCGCGTGAATGCTGTTGAAGCAAAGCTTGGCGATGGCGAGGGTTCTGTATCAAAGCAGATTGAAGCTGCCGTTAAGGTAGAGTCTGATGCTCGCATTGCCGCAGACAGCGCTCTTGATGGTAAGATTACCACCGCTAAGGCTGCTGCTGATAAGGCTCAGGGCGATGTTGACGCGCTTAAGGATGTCGTTGCTACCAAGGCTGCTGCTTCTGACGTTACCGCTCTTACCACTCGCGTTACTGCTGCCGAGAAGGATATTGACGACCTTCAGGCTGCTATCGCTCCCGATGGTAAGGTCACCGTGGCAATCGCTGACGCTAAGGCTGCTGGCACAGCGGCTCAGGCTACTGCCAACAAGAACAAGTCTGACATTGCTGCTCTTACTACCACTGTTGATGGTCATACAACTACTTTAAGCTCTCATGGCGACCGCATCTCTGCTCTTGAGACTAAGGTTGGTGACGGCTTTGTTGCCATTACTAACGAGGAGATTGATAATTTATTCTCCTAATGCCTATGCTTAATATGGCAAAAATAGAATAATGGTTTTAAGTGGATGGGAATAGGTGTATATGTCTATTCCCACACCACATATACTATATCGTTTACCCTACAGTTGTCAGAATAATAATAATTGTAGGGTAATTATTTTTTATAACAATTATTTCTTAACATCATCACCATCCTACTTTTATCAAACAAAACTTATTTAAAAGCGTGGTGGTGATGATGTTAAGAAATATACATATCGAAAGGACGTGGTTACATGGCTGAAACTAAGTTTCTAGACAACGCTGGTTTAACACACCTGTTTGAGAAAATCAATGCAAAGTTTTCAAAGACAGGCCATAAACATACTAAAGCCGATATTACAGATTTCGCACATAGCCATAATGACCTTTACTATGGCAAGACAGAAGTCGATTCAAAGCTAAGCGGCAAGTCAAATACAAGCCACAACCATGATGACAGATACTATACCGAGTCTGAGATTAATACAAAGCTTGCTGGCAAGTCTGATACATCTCACTCACATAGCACCCATCTAACTACTGAGATTGATGCAAGCGCTGACCTCAATACAATTACGACTGCTGGTTGGTATAAGTGTTCTGCAAGTGCTACCGCTGCTGGGCTTAAGAACTGCCCGACGAAGATTGCCTTCGCTATGGAGGTTCTGCTTAACGCTGGCGTTACACAGAAGTTGTATGAGTACGGTAGCTCTGTACCGAAAGTCTATATTCGTAATTTCTATGACAACGCTTGGGGTGAGTGGAAGCGTGTCTATACAACAGCAGACAAGCCAACAGCTGGCGAGATTGGCGCAGCAGCTTCTAGTCACACACACACCAAAGCACAAATTACAGACTTCCCAACCTCCATGCCTGCTTCCGATGTATCTGCATGGGCTAAGGCACCTACGAAGCCAACGTACACAAAGGCAGAGGTTGGTCTTGGAAATGTTGATAACACAGCCGACTCAGCTAAATCTGTTAAGTATGCCACCAGCGCTGGCAGTGCTGGTGCTGTAGCTTGGGCAAACGTCTCTGGAAAGCCCGCTACTTTCGCTCCTTCTGAACACAATCACAATGACCTGTATTATCAGAAGTCTGAGGTTGATGGTAAGCTTTCTGGCAAGGCTGCTTCTTCACATAAGCACGGTGCTGCCGATATTACATCCGTCAATGCTTCTGCTATTAACGGTGTAATTGCATCTGCCAACCTTCCAAGCTTTGTCGATGATGTCATTGAGGGTTATCTAAACGGCGGTAAGTTCTACAAGGAGAAGAAGACAGACGGTACTTACGCTACCGAGATTACTGCCGAGAGCGGCAAGATTTATATCAACCTAAACGATAGCAAAATCTATCGTTGGAGCGGTTCTGCTTATGTTGTTATCTCCGAAACTATCGCTCTAGGAGAGACTTCTTCTACCGCATATCGTGGTGACCGTGGTGCTACTGCTTACAATCACGCTGCCGCTAAGGGTTCTGCTTTTGCAAATGGTCTTTATAAGATTACCACCAATGCTCAGGGTCACGTAACTGCTGCTACTGCCGTTCAGAAGAGCGACATTACAGCTCTAGGTATTCCTGCTCAGGACACTGTATATACACACCCTACATCTTCTGGTAATAAGCATATTCCTTCTGGCGGCTCTGCTGGTCAGTTCCTAAAGTGGTCTGCTGACGGTACTGCTGTTTGGGCTGCTGACAACAATACCACCTATAGCGATTTTAAGGGCGCTACATCTTCTGCCGCTGGTGGGCATGGTCTAGTTCCAGCTCCTGCTACTGGCGCTGCTAACCGCTATCTCCGTAGTGATGGCACTTGGCAGGTTCCACCAGATAACAACACTTGGACTGCGCTGAGGGGTGCCACAACTGACGCAGCTGGTACGGCTGGTTATGTTGCCGCTCCAGCAAAGGGTCAGCAAGGCTATTTCCTGCGCGGCGATGCAACTTGGGCTGCTATCTCTAAGGGTACTGTCGGCCTAGGTAATGTAGACAATACCGCAGACTCCAATAAGTCTGTTAAGTATGCTACTTCTGCTGGTAGTGCGTCTAGTGCTACTAAGGCTTCAACTGCTGGCTCTGCTACCAAGGCAACTCAGGATTCTGCTGGTCAGCAGATTAACACCACTTATATTAAGGGTCTTTCTGTAAGTGGTCGCACTGTTACCTATACTCGCGGTGACGGAACTACTGGTACAATCACTACTCAGGATACGAACACTACATATAATGCTCTTACAAATGATGAGATTGATGCAGCGTTCGCCGCTGTATTCGGTTAATATATAAAATTAAAATGAATTATTAATTCATCAATGGTTACATGGCTGGTAATTTACATGAGTTAAAAGACGTATTTTATCAGCCATGTTTTTCATTTATAGAACTCCCTTTATGTTAGGAGGAACTATTATGGGTTATCTTGATAAAGCTGGCTTAAGCCGAGCTTTTACTAAGCTTAAACCGCTTATTGATAAGAAGGCGGACGTTGGTCATACGCATAAGTATGCTGGCTCTTCTTCTTCTGGTGGTTCTGCAAATAGTGCTGTAAAGCTTGATTCATCTGCTGGCGGTACGACTCAGCCTGTTTATTTTTCTGGTGGAAAGCCAGTAGCAATTGCATACACTATAGGAAAATCTGTGCCTTCTAATGCCGCATTCACAGACACTACATATAACGATGCTACCGCTTCTGCTCGTGGTCTTATGACGGCTAATGACAAGAAAAAGTTAGATGCTTTAGGCGATATTGTTTTTATCACTAAGTCTCTTAAGCTTACAACTGCTTGGATGGACACTGGTATTTCTGGCAGCAGTCTTTCAACTGGTACTTATGTTGTTCAGGTTGGAGGATTATCTTCAGATGATGGTATTGGAACTTATAGTGAAATCTGGTCTGGTGTCATGAGTTGGTATGCTGGTGCAACCAACAGCACAAATGCCGAGGAAATCTTGTTGCATAATGCTGGTCGTGCTGATAATTCTGGTGAGATTTACTTACGCACAATTCGTACAAGTGGCAGTAATTATCTTAAGTTGCAGATAGCTTCTAATATCGCTGCTACTAAAGCAGACAATGTTGTATTTAAATTTAGAAAGCTTATTTAGGAGGTGGTACTATGACATTAAGAATTAAAGATACAATTGAAGGCAAAATTAGTAATGCTAAAAATGCCGATACAGTACCTTGGAGCGGTGTCGGTGGTAAACCTTCTGCTTTTACACCAGCGTCTCACACACATGACGATAGGTATTATACCGAGAGCGAAATCAATACAAAGCTAAACGCAAAGGCGAATTCATCACATACGCACACGAAGTCGCAGATTACAGACTTCCCAACATCTATGCCTGCAAGCGATGTGTATTCTTGGGCTAAGCAATCTTCAAAGCCATCGTATTCAGCAAGTGAAGTTGGTGCAGTGCCGACATCTAGAAAGGTAAACGGCAAGGCTCTGTCTTCAGATATCTCACTTTCTGCTGGTGACGTTGGTGCTGCGCCTTCTTCACATACTCATAAATACGCTGGTTCTAGTTCTGCTGGTGGAGATGCTAACTGGGCAAACGGTGCGGATTATGCCAATTATGCATTTAGCAATAATGGAGTGTCAACAAGTGGTAGCGGTTCTGCTTATACAGCAACTATTAGAGATTTCTCTTTGGCTACTGGTAAAAGCATTGTGATGATACCAAACGTGACAAGTACGACAACTACTCCCACCCTTAATGTAAGTGGTACTGGTGCTAAGAATATCAGAATGAGATTGTCTAGTAGTACATCCTCGACAATTCCACTTATAAGGTCTAATTTTCTTACTCAGTATAAGCCAGTAAAGGTTATATATGACGGAACTTATTGGGTGATAGATGACTTTATCCAACCAGATGCAAACAACCTATACGGTACACTAATTTCCCGTGGGTCAAGCGCACCGTCAAGTGGCACTGCTGGTTTTATCTACATCCAAACCACATAAGATAGGAGAAATGACATGAGCGAATTACTATATTCAACTGATGAGCTTTGGTATGGCACTCAGACTGGTCGAGTGCTTACTGGTGAGATTGATGCTATCTATGCTACACTTGGCAAGCTTGATGATAAGTATGCCGCAAAGGAGCATACGCATAGCGAGTATGCTACTGTAGATATGCTGAATACCAAGGCTGATGCTAAGCATAATCATGACGATGTTTACTACAAGAAGTCAGAGGTTGATGAGAAGATTGAAGCGCTTAAGGTTGAGCTTATGGCGCTAATCAACAAGGCTTCTACTGATACCAAAACTGAAACTAAGGATGAACCATCTGCACCTGAAACAGATGTTACCGTTGACAGCGGTACAGCTAATCCTTCAGCAGAATAAAATGGTAATTCTATAATTATGTTTTAGGGTACGGGTGTTTAATCTCGTACCCTATTTTATAGAAATAAATATTTGGAGGTGATTATATGGCGTTACCATATGTAAGCGTATCTGCCAGTGCTAACAATAGTACCATATATGTCACAGGTCATTTTCATAACAATGGTTCTACTTATGATAATATAGGCAGTAGGTTCACATTAAGCATTGATGGCATAGGCAATATCTACGACCAAAGACTGAAGTTTAACCGCAACAGCTTCGATTTCTCTGCTTCACGTGGTGTCGGCACCTCTTACAACAGTCGTACATATACGGTTCATGCTTGGTGGGACAGTTCAGGATTTTCGCACGGAACAGATTATGCGACCACAACTGTCACAGTCCCAGCTGTCGCGCGACCCACATACACAGTATCTTACAATGCCAACGGCGGCTCTGGCGCTCCAAGCAATCAGACTAAGCAGCATGATATCACATTGACACTCTCCTCTGTTAAACCAACAAGAGATGGATATGAATTTGCTGGTTGGGGTACGTCTCCCACTGATACTGGTGTTAAGTATTCTGCTGGTGGACAATATACTGAAAACGCAAATATTACACTGTATGCCATTTGGGCTAATGTTGCCAAGCTAACTCTTGCTTACAATGCAAACGGTGGCTCAGGCGCTCCCTCAAGCCAGACGCATCTGATAAATACAACATCAAAGATATCTGGTGCAGCACCTACTAGAAACAATTATGTATTCCTAGGCTGGTCTACAAGTAGCACGGCTACAAAGCCTACATATATCATAAACGGACAATATACAAATAACAGTTTTACAAATGGAGCTACCGTCACATTGTATGCTGTGTGGATGAAGAAGAGTCCGATGATGTGTGTCAATGTAGATGAGAGATATATAATGTCTGTATGGGTCAATGTGCCTTCTGGTAAAAGCCTTAAATCCGTCTGGTTCAAGACTGGTTAGTTGATGTGGGGGGGGGTAATTGAGTTGGCTGATGAAGTTGAATTAAGTGAAACTGATTATAAGCTTAAGTATACGGGCGAGGAGATAGACAATATCCTTGCTTTCGTTAAAGATTTTAAAACTGTATATAACAAGATGAAGCGTGTTCAGGCTGGCTGTGAAAATATCTCCATGACTGCCGCTGGCATGGATGTGATTAAGGTTATAGATTTCAGCATTGCATTCAAGGGTGTTCCTAATATCATCCTCATACATAGCTCTGCGAATGGTAAAACATCTAAGGCTAAAGTTCTAAATATCACATCTTCAAATTTCAAGGTTCAGGTGGTGGGAAATGATAACGACACTACGACCAACTTGTATTGGATAGCTACTGAACAGTAGTATGTGACAACTACTTTGGAACAGTAAATCTTGAACAGATTATATATCAAAGTTTGAATGAAAGGAAGTAAAAATATGAGTTGGGTTAATCTTAATGATGTATATGTAAACAAGAGCGGAGACTCTATCGCTGGCAATTTATCTGTAGGCGGCGCGTTGACAATAAATGATGGAAAGGGAACTAATACAACATACAATGTTGCCAATGAAATTACAACGTTGCGGGATTCCGTATCCCAAGATAACGATTGGCTTACCTTAAACCAATTTATTAAATATAAAAAGACTGGAAACATCGTTACCGTTGTTGGAGAATCTCGTGGCGGTTTTGGATTTGGCGGTAACGATAAATATGGTACTGTTGGTACGCTTCCGTCTAAATACCGCCCATCAATAGACGTACCACTTGTATTTCATGCTATGGGCGGCTCATCATATAATAAGTCTGGATTCATTAACAAAACAGGAGAAATTAGGTTGTATGACAGCAATAGCTATGTAAGCTATTGGGGATTTTGCGTTTCATATCCAATTTAACATTCCGTATCACAAAGCGAACGGAAAGTCATCAATGGCAACATTGACACTAACAATCTGGCGTAAAAATCTGCAATAGTATCTGATATTATATATCAAAGTTTGAATGAAAGGAAGTAAAAATATGAGCTAGGTTAATCTTGATGATGTATATGTAAATAAGAGTGGCGACACAATCGCTGGCAATCTTTCTGTCGGAGGAGCGTTGACGATAAATGATGGCAAGGGAACTAATACAACATACAATGTTGCCAATGAAATTACAACGTTGCGGGATTCCGTATCCCCAACTGGTTTTACATGTCTACAGGGAAGTATCGAAAGTGGTACTTATTGTGCATATATATGTATTGGACATTTAGTATGTGTGATTATGAATGATATGCCATCGTTGGGAACTAAAGGTGTATTGCCAAAAGAATATAGACCGCCAACTGATATTATCGGTTTTGGATATGTAAGAGGAACAAATACATCTGGTCAAATATTAGTTAATAGCGCTGGCGAGGTAGGAACATGGTGCAATCAAAATAACCCTCGTTATTTTAGCGGTTCTGTTTGTTATGTTGTTGAGTAGTATTCCGTATCTTTCAGACATACGCACACAGAGTAGTCTTCTTCGTGTTCTAGGATGGCGCGGACGGTCTACAACTCCAGAGGAATGCAGCAGGCGCAGTTCTCAAATCCGTACCCGCGTATTTCCTGTCTAGTCGAGAAATAGAGTTTTACTTCGCCTGACGAGTTGACCGCCGCGCCTACCGATTTGCCAAAGCGCATAGACGTGAATGGCGCATAGACGTGAATGCAGTTACCCTGATATCCGTCTTCGGCCTTAGATACTCTGGAAGCACGAGCACAGCATCCGATGCGATTTCGCACGCACTTGATGATGTCATCAACCCAGATACATGGCTTAACTGTACGGTGAGGATACGTGTTGCGACTATCCGACAGTCAACTTTTACGGTGCAGCCCAGAATGCTGACGTTGCCACCGCCTAGATAGCTCTGGGATACGGAATACCAAGCTAACTTATATCTCTTATTTTATGCTTCTTAGCCATATCGAATATCAGCTTCTCGACAGCCGCCTAAGCTTCTTGACATATGGTTTTACGAGGAACGATATAGTGATTATATGCTGTGCTAATATCTGTATGACCAAGCATCATGGCAACAGTTTCTATGCCAACGCCTGCTTCAATTGCAAGTGTAGCCCATGTATGACGCATATTGGTCATAGATATATATGGTACACACATCTTCTTGCACTGTGATTTGATTGCGCGAGCAACCTTATCTGGAGACACATCTCCAGTAAGAAGTCCATGTCCTTTAATCTGCTTTAGGCGCTGACGTGCAAACTTATGTAGATAGCAAGACCTAGTAGACTTCTCTGTCTTAGTTTTTACTGTGATGATTTGACCGTTCACATATTGACGCGACTTATTGATGCGCACCTCTCCAGTCTTGAGATTGATATCAGACCACTCTAATGCGCAGGCTTCACCACGGCGTAAGCCCAACGTTACGGCACAGATTGTTACAGCTTCAGCCCAATGACCCCACATGACGCGAAGCATCTCTGATACCTCTTGTGCGTCTAAAACATCTGGACGATAAGGTTTTGGATGGTTTACTTCTATGTATACAGTTGTGTCGATAATATGTAGGCACTTCTTGCGAATCCACCAACGGATGATTTGTCGAATGCATTTAAACGCCTTCTCTCCTGCGCCAGCCTTTTCAAATGAATCCACCCACGCCTGTAAATCATCTGGTGAGATATCTTCAATCTCGCATTCTCCTCACATAGGAAGTACATGAAGTCTCATTGATGAGTTGTATCCAGCGACAGTAGACGCAGCTCTTTTCTGCGTTTTCTCGGGTAGATAATGCTGTTCATAGATGTCGATAAGTTTCATTTTTTAAGTCCTTTCATTGAAAAAATCCTACGTAATTTAACTCTAAATGAGTATATAACTTGCGTGGGATTTTTTCAATGTTGCATATAAATTTATTTATATATAAATTAAAAGTTCTACAATTTTGAATATTAAAAGACACATTTTATGTTACAATGTTAAATATGTCTATAAAAATTTAACGACTAAGGAGGTATGTCTATGTACGAAGTGCCTTGTTTAGACCTTAATGGAGACACAATCAATAAGTTCTATCAGTGGGACATAGACCAGAAGATAGTTATCAATCTTGAGGGTTGTGATGTAAATTATCTCAAGAACGCACCAGAGGTACACTTCTGCAATTCAAGTAGAAAGGAAGCCTTAGTCGTTCGCTCTACTGTGTCTAACAATGATACAATAACTGTTGACGTTCCAAATGTATTATTGCAGGAAGCATATCCTTTGCTTGTATATGTATATCTGACAGATGCTAATGATTCATCTTCTCAGAAGACAATCCTATATAGCGAGATTCCTGTTCGCAAACGTGCAAAGCCAAGCGATTACCTCTACGTTGAGAACATTACTCGCGTAACGGCAGAGATGATTAAGAAAGAAATTGAGCAAACCACGCTTAATGCCAGAACAGATGCAATCGCAGCTATTACGTCTACAAAAGAAAATGACTGTACAGAAGTTGACAATAAGAAAGCTGGTTTTATCACAACTGGCACAGGTCTTGTGCAGACTGCTACCGAGATTAAGAATAACACACAGATTACATACAACAATGCCGTCAGTGTTGCCAACAGGACGCAGACAACAATTGAGAATAATATGAATGACCTTATGCTGAGAAACGGTATTAATCTAAAAACTGTAAACGATGGAAATGGTAACGTCAACTTGGCTGTTGTCATTAACTCATAATAGGAGGTGTGTTTATATATGCCAACTAGTTATTATGTTGAGACAATCGAGCGCATCACAGAGCAAATGCTGGTCGAGGAGGTTCTTGCCGAAACAGAGAACATCAAGACAGATGCAATAAGTCAGACTGATAGAATAAAAGATTTAGCTATTGATTATATTGAAAAGCAAAAACAATATATAGACAATAAGCTTGGCGAAAATGGTGTCGAAAAAGAATTAAATAAGATATACGGCGACACAAATGCAATCTATGACAACCTACAGGAAGTTGTGCCGAATACCGATGCCAAGATAGAGAATACCATAAGACACAAGATTATAGACAATGGATACTCTATTGAACTTAGTAACGATGGCAGCGGGAACGTTGCCGTTATATTAAGGAGAAAGGCTTAAATATGGATGGAAATAGGATAATGAAATCACTTGGCGGTCTTGAGGTGTATGACGAAGCTGGTAGACAGCGCGTTGTAGGTATTACAAGTGCTGGTACTGGTGCCGCATATACTGCTACCGTTAATGCAATAGAAACTCTTTCTACTGGTGCAAATTTTGTTATGGTGCCACATGCTACTAGCACTACTACGAAACCAACATTAAGTGTCAATGGTCTTAATGCGAAAAATATTAGGATGCGTGTTTCTGGCTCTCCTAAGTCTACTATTCAGTTGCCAAGTGAAGATTTTCTTACAAACGGCAAACCAGTAAGACTTATATATGATGGTCAATATTGGATTGTAGATGATATGGTTCAGCCTAATGCCAGTGGGCTATATGGCACTGTTCCTGTTGCTTCTGGTGGTACTGGTGGCACAACTGTTAAAGAAGCCAGAAACAACTTGGGTCTTGGTAATACCGCTGGCGCTTTGCCTATTGCTAATGGTGGCACTGGATGTACTACACTTGAAGAAGCCAAGAGAGTATTCAGTGTTGCAAATGATAACGGTGTTGTTCCAGTAGCCCATGGCGGTACTGGTGCTTCTACCGCAGCGCGGGCTAGAACAAATCTAGGTGTTACTCCTGTCAACATCGGAGCTGCTGAAAGTTCTCATAGTCATGATGCTTCAGATGTTACAACTGGTGCTTTGCCAATCAAGCATGGTGGTACTGGTGCAACAAATGCTGCATCCGCCTTGAATAATCTTGGCATCACATGGGGAACAGACAGGGCTGAGGATTCTGGTACGCCGAATACTATCTATATCCAGTTACTTGATTAGGTGGTGATGTAGATGGCTGTTGAAGCTCGCGGCGGAGATTGTACAGCTGCCGTTCATGGCGGTACTGGTAAAAGTCAAGCGTATGTATGGGCTAACGTAACAAATAAAGATGATAATACTTCCTATGTTCAGGTAAAGGGCAATGTATATGCGCTTGCTGGATGGGGCATTTCACAATATGGCGTTTGTGTTCAGTGCGGTCAAAATGGTTCTAACGAATGGACTGAAGCTGACGCTATATATAATTATAGCACTCCTGTTGGCAACATTGACCACACATGGGAAGTGTCTCGTGGAAAAGATGATAAAACAGTAAGTTGCTGGACTAAGTATTGGGGCAAAACCGTAAACGGGTATGGTGGCTCTGGTCATCATGGCGAAGTATATGTAAGTGTTATAGTTCCAAAGCGCCCACGTCACCCGCATGGCAACCCAAGTTTAACGACTGTAAAGACAACCGCTCATTATGGAGAAGTATTAACACTATCTTTTGCTAAGAGTGGAACACAGGGTAATGCAAACTTTGACCACTTTGAATTATGGCAAGGGAAAACTAAGTTATATAGCGGGAAAGATACCAGTTATAATGTAACACCATCTGATGTTACTGGTGCCATTGGCGGCACTGCCACATACACTCTTAAAGAGGTGCATGAGTGGTATGGCGACTACCCATCAACAGAAACATCAATAACCATTAAGGTGCAGTCTGGTGTTGTCACTATATACGATGAAAATAGGGTAAAGCACGTTGGTCTTGTCACAATGTATGATGAGAATCGTGTCAAACACTATGTATTGATTACCGCATATGATGACCAAGGTATTGCCCATAATGTAGTATGACGCATATCAAAATATTTAGGGAAACAGATTAATTTCTGTTTCCCTTTTTTTTACGATTTATATTTAGTTGTCAAGTAGATTATACTTCTTGTAAATCTCTTCTTTTATCTCAATGTCTGATTTAGAATCGAGATAAGCATACTCTTTCATATACCAATCAGACTTATCCATATCTTCCTTGCCGCCTTTTTCAAATGCACGCTTGCGATATTTATGTGCGTTTAGCTTGCAGAACATCATAGTCTCAACAACGCCATATAGAAGAATCATTTCATCGATACATTCAATGCCATGCTCGTAGTGAGACGGGTGGTTCACGGCATCATGCTCTTCGTCATTCTCTTCATCGCAGAATGCCTTCTTAATAGCGTCATTGCTGTTTATGCTGTTGTTTACAAATGTAATAACCTTCGCAAGCTCATCTTCATTACCAGTAATAAGAAGACTACCTATATCATTCTTATCAAAACGAACTGCTGCCATATTATGCATCTTCCTTATATGTTTTATTTAGTCCACATGGATGGAATTCTGTACAAATACCACCACGATAGTAGCAGTTAGGTACTAACAATCCATCAAACTCTGGATTAACCTTAATAACTTCATTACAAATAGTCTGAACTACTTTGCGCGTCTCAGGAGAAGCCTGTGTACACAGACGTTTATGCGCAATTGTCATAAGCTCTTCTGCGTTCATATACCAGCACATCGAAACTGGTGCATCTTGACGTGCGGCATTTCGGTCATAGCTATCTTGACGGTCATTACGCTGTGTCTTTACAAATGGCGTTGCATGAATATGACGTACCAAATGCGTTGCCACCCACGAAGGAATGTTGTTCAACCTAAAACAAAACTCTAATGTGCGAATTGGGCTATGCTGAGCAGCAAGCAGCTTCTTCTTCCATTCCATTGTAGGCGGCTTTGTACTCTTCTTATCTACAGTAACTAGCGTACACGTCTTTGCAAGCATCCAATCTTCATCAGTTGGATGCTTAAGAATTTCTACAGAGAAATTATTCATATATCCTCCTGCTTATATAAAGTGCCAAAAGACTAATATTTTTGTATGTCTTTTGGCACTATTATAGCATATATATTTATTTTTGACACTATTATAGCATATATATTTATTTGTTTAGGTAGGTATCAATGGCAATCTCTAAAAACTTTAGATATTCTTCCCAAAGATCCTTGGCATACACGTAAGCTTTTGTATCTCTAGAGAGACACATAGCCTTAGCATCAGATTTGTAGTCAAACGGCTTGCGCTTACCCTTTGGACGTAGCTTCTTTGCTAATACTTCATCTAGGAATTTCTTATTAGCAGTTCTGATTACGCTCATACCGCTAGAGCCTAGCTTTGAAACTAGACTTTTATAACGAGCAAGCTCATTTTCTGGTATATCTACCTGCGCTTTTGGTAGGTTCTTTGACGAGAATGGGCTAGTTTTCGCACCACTTGTCTTTGGCTTCATTAAAGAAGCAACTTGATTCATATCAGAAGCGTTGAACTTAAATACTACCTCTTCATCTGACTCATCGTAGTCAAAAACATTTACGCCATTTTTCTTGAGAGCTTTAACTACGTTATGACCACGTTGAATAGATGGGATATAAGCGATTAACTTAGACCCGCCATAATGCCAAATTCTCGAATTGTAATAGCATGGGATATATACGTTATCCTCATCAATCTTACCATTGCAATCACGACAGAAATCATTTGTAGCATTATTGATAACAGGTAGAACACGATATACGTGTTTATAATGATTAACTAAATAACTACTCACTAAACCACCTCATCTATTTAAACTTCACTTCATATTCAATAATTTGCTCAGCTACATAACATGACAAGGCACATGATACCTCTACTGCCTTTTTAGGGGAATGGTTTAGATATAATGCTGCATTTGCAAAATCCATTCCAGCGCCAATAGCTTCATAATTCTTGATACGATAAACTAGCAGTCCGCTTATGTAAAATGCCTTTTCATCGAAAACAAGAATATATGTGTTCTCAATATCGCTATCTGCGCCAAAGGTTTGTTTCCATTTTGAGAACTCTGCGACAAAACCGAGAACATCTTTTTCTGTTGCGCTCAATGGCTTATGCGTTTCTGCATAGAGCCACATTAGACTTCCTTCATCGGCGTTACCAACTGTTCCTATAATCATATCATTTACTTTACAAAGTTTTGTAAAGTTTCCATCCGTCTTCTTTGAAGAGCCGTAGCAGACAATGGAGTCTGCTGCGACCTTAATCTTATCATCATATACCTTTACTGCAACTACACTCATCTAAACACCTACAGATAATCCCCGATAGACCAACCACTTAACACGCCGTTGCCAATAAGGTACATCATAAACATATCCACAGATTCTTTAACCTCAAGAGCTGGTGCAAACTTTGGATTTCGCTCAAGCATACTTTGATAATCATATGGCTGAAGAAACTCTTCATCCAATACGTCAATTCTTAAATCTTCTGGATTGTCTTTTGGAATTACAACATTGAATGTTATAGTCGGATATTTATGTACATGCTTACATAGATACCACGACTCAGTACCTAAGTCTGTAAAGCCTAGCCTATTCATATCATCATCTGAAAGAATATGTGCTTTTACATTTGCGTTTAATCCACGTTTATTAATTGGTACTTTGCGAAACATACAACGTGCCTTTCCAATTGGACGAAAGCATTCACATGCGTTTAAATCTTTATCAATATCTTCGTACTTGACCTCACATGGAATCGCCCAGTCATTCCAACCAAGATAATGCTTGCATACATCGCATGTATACTTACTTTGCATCTGTTGACCCTAGCCCACCATTGCGTACAGCAGTAGTATCATCATCTAGAGTAATACCAAATGGAAGGAAAATACCCTGACAGAAAGCATCGCCCTTATTAATGCGCAGCTCTTTTGCTAGACAACTGTCATTTGTCAACTTTATAAAAATATTTCCCTCATTATCAGAATCAATGTAATCACCATCAATAATCGCAGTATGGTTTGCAAGCCCAAGTCCATACTTAAAACCAAGTCCGCTACGTGGATGAATCAGTAAAGCCCATCCATTATACATCTCACAACGAATACCAGTTGGAATCTTGATGGAGTCATTAGGTTCAAGAACAAAACTCATAGGGGAGAAGAAATCATAAGCCGCTGACTGAGCTGTGGCACGCTTTGGTAGCTTGATACCATTGTAGATATTGCGAAGATGCTTCTCAAGTTTATCGTTATCAGTCTCGTCCTTTAAGGCATCAAAAGTGTCAAGCCAATCATCATGGAATTGACCGTAAGACACGCGAGAAAATTGAGCCATTTTTTTCATAACTTACTCCTTTATTAAATGTATTCCCAATGATATCCTTTGGCAGTTTTTGACCTGCCGTTTATTGCATTGGTTATTGCAGATGATACAATGTTCATATCTTTTGCAGCACTTATAATAGAATCATAGACTGCATTTGTTTCAATACATCTAACTCTCCTTTTTGCTTTGTTTTTAAAAGGCTTATATTTACTTTTTTCTTTTTCATCTACAAACTCCCAATGAAGATTATGCGTTGATTCACGTTCTCCACGGCAAACTCTTAAGATTGTACTGTTATGAATTCCAGTTCTTCTCTGTGCTTCGCTTGCTGAATAATAGGATATACCTGTTTCAATACATTTTACTGTCTTGCTAGTTTTTTCGTTTGTTTCTTGCGACCTATGTTTACCATACATAGGATGATTTTTACCACTGTTTGCAATGCTTAATTTTTTCTTTGTTTCTTCTGATGTGCGTCTACCTCTTAACGCATCTCCAATTTTTTTCCTCTGTTCCTCGCTTAGATGCTTGCCATAATTCCAGTGCTTTTCTCCGATTTGCGCTTCTCCGATTTTCTTTTTTGTGTCTTCTGACACATGTTTTCCTTTATTCCCGTTGCTAATTTTTATCTTGGTTTCTTCTGAAACTTTTCCAGATGAGTTGCCGCCATTTTCTATGTTATACCCAAATCCTTTTTTGTTTGACTTATATTGTGCAATAAGCTCTATTTCTTTCTTCTCTGCTTCTTCTTGTGTTAAGTTCTCAAATAAGATTTCATGTTGTATATTTTCCCATCCGTATTTAAGAATTGCATATGCTAATGGCGGCTGGTTATATTTACCATTAGTTTTTTGAAGATATTTACCACCATTGTGTCCCCATCTTTTAGACGGTATTAAACTTGTTATTCCAATATATACTTTACCATTTGGGAAAGTATGTTTATATACCGTATAGCCCATTGCACCCCCAATCTTTCTTTGTTGTTACATATAATGTTAATTATTATACAGTACAATCTTGTCTGTTGCTAGAGTTTTTTGAACATTTATCACACGCTGATTTGAACTACCACACCACTTTAAAGAGATGTCGTTAAGCTCATCAACGTATCTGCCGTCAACAACAACATCACACATAGAAACAATGTTTTTTTGAGCTGTTTTAACTTTAACAGTCTTGAAGAAATCCAATGGGCTTAAATCTTTTAGCATTATTGGCTTAAAGATTTGATCCCATGTAAACCCTGTATAAAGCCAAATTTGCTTGTCTGGAAACTTTGCTTTAATGTCTTTAATGAGGGAAAGAACATCGTACACATTCTCAGGCTCAAGCGGCTCTCCGCCAAGTATAGTCACTCTAACGACAAACGGCTGTTCAACAAGTTTAAGAAACTCTTCTTTGGTCTGTTTAGTCCACTCTTTGCCACCAGTAAATTCCCATGTCTCACTGTTAAAACAGTTCTTGCAATGGGCGCGGCACCCTTGTACAAAAAGAGAAACGCCGATGCCGCTGCCATTCGAAATATCCATCTTGCGAATTAATGCATATCTAATCTTAATCACCATCTTCCACTGGCATATCGTCTACATGTAGGACACGCTCTTTGATTTCCTGAGTTCTGCCAGCGTTCCAAAAGTTGCTCCCCAGGTATCCGCATGTTCTGCGTGTGACGCTCATTTTATCATGGTCACGATTACCGCAGTTTGGGCATTCCCAAACAAGTTCGCCAGTATCCTTATCCTCTACAATAAGAATCTCCTTGTCCCAACCGCACACCATGCAATAATCGCTCTTCGTATTCAGCTCAGCATACATAATATTATCGTAGATGAACTGAATAATCTGAATCACTGCATCGATATTGTTGGTTAGATTTGGCACCTCAACGTAGCTAATGGCACCACCCTGAGAAAACTTCTGGAACTTAGACTCAATAGCGAGCTTGCTAAACGCATCAATGTGTTCAGTGACATTAACATGATAAGAGTTAGTAATATAATCCTTATCTGTAATACCCTCAATTACACCAAAGCGCTTCTTCAGGCATTTTGCAAACTTGTATGTAGTGGATTCAATTGGACTACCATACGGGCTGTAATCAATGTTTTCTGCTTCCTTCCACTGATTGCATTTGTCGGTAAGTGCCTGCATTACCTCAAGACCGAACTTCTCACCAATGTCACCATCTGTATGGCTATGACCAGTCATATATTTTACGCACTCATAAAGACCAGCATATCCAAGTGAGATTGTGGAGTATCCATTATAAAGGAGCTTGTCAATCTTCTCACCTTTATCCAATCGAGCAAAAGCGCCATGCTGCCAAAGGATAGGTGCTACATCAGATGGAGTACCCATGAGCCTATTATGACGCGCCTGTAGTGCCTTGTGGCAAAGCTCGGTGCGCTCATCAAAAAGTTCCCAGAACTTATCGAAGTCGCCACCAGAAGATAGCGCAACATCAGGAAGATTAATTGTTACAACGCCTTGATTGAAGCGACCATAATACTTAGGCTTGCCATCATAGTTCTTAGCATTTGCGATGTTATCATATCCATTACCACTACGGTCTGGAGTAAGGAACGAACGGCATCCCATGCACGGATAGCAGTCTCCGTTGCCAACCTCTTCGCCCTTAGACAGCTTATATTCCTTCATCTTCTTCTCAGAGATATAATCAGGAACCATACGCTTTGCCGTACACTTAGCTGCAAGCTTAGTGAGATAGAAATACTTATCGCCCTCATGTACGTTATCATCCTCAAGGACATAAAGCAGCTTCGGGAATGCAGGTGTTACCCATACGCCCTTCTCATTCTTAACGCCCTGAATACGCTGATTAAGAACCTCTTCGATGATTAGAGCAAGGTCATTCTTAGTCTGCTCATCCTTTGCTTCATTAAGATACATATTCACGGAAAGGAATGGAGCCTGCCCATTGGTTGTCATAAGTGTTACAACTTGATACTGAATAGTCTGAACGCCGCGTCTAATTTCGTCCTTCACCATAGACTCGACAACATCATTGTAATCAGCAATTTCATCATCTGTCTTAGGCTCATGTCCTACAAACTCGACATATGTATCCATTGCCTGCTTCTTAATCTTCTGTCGGCTAACGTCAACAAAAGGAGCTAGATGTGTAAGGCTAATGGTCTGCCCACCATACTGGCTTGATGCAACCTGAGCGATAATCTGAGTTGCAATATTGCAAGCGGTAGCAAAGCTATGCGGTTTCTCAATCATGACATTAGAGATAACGGTGCCATTCTGAAGCATGTCCTCTAGGTTAATTAGGCAGCAATTATTAAGTGCATTCTGTCCAAAATAATCCATGTCATGAAAGTGAATGATTCCAGCTTCATGAGCTTCAACAACATCCTCTGGCAGCAAGAAGCGCTTGGAAATATCCTCGCTTACAACACCTGCCATATAGTCACGCTGAGTGGTTACGAGACTTGCGTTCTTATTTGAATTCTCGTTATTCCAATAGTCGCTTTCTCCGCTTAGCAACTCCATGATTGTCTCATCTGTTGTATTGACCTCGCGGATAATCTTACGCTTATAACGATACTCAACGTAGTGAGAAGCAACGTCCTTACGTGAAGTCGCCATAAGCTTGTTTACAACCATGTCTTGAATATCCTCAACGGACATTTTCTCTTTCTTGATATTTTCGATTTCATTTGCAATCTTACTTGCAATCTTATTTGCGTCCTCGGTAACATCGCCATCGACTTCAATAAATGCTTTCTTGATAGCGTTTGAAATCTTGTTCTTGTCAAAAGCGTCTTCTCGTCCATTTCGCTTAATAACAAACATCATACGCATTACCTCCTAATTAGAGCATATAACCTTATCCGATACAACTAAATATTATACAACATTTATCAGCTAATATACATAAGAATATAAATTAATAGTGAAAAATATTTCTGTTGTATACCTTAATAGTTTTAATAGGGCTGTCCCAGTCTTTTAAACAGTAAGACATGTCACCGTAGAACTTAACATCTTTATTAAGCGCATCTGAATCAACGATAAATTCGCTCATACATCCATTATGTTTTGTAATTATATTGTCTGAATCGGTATCTGCATCAGCCTTTTGGTCGCCTAAGATGCACGGGATAACAGTACCATTTTCAAGTATGATATCAAAATATTGACCAATATCAGGCGTAAAATATGTACCGATAGCCACGATGTATCTACCGTCTGCCATCCTAATACCGTGTTCGCCAGTGTATGCATAGTGCTGTTGCAACTTATATTGCTGAGACTCTGTGTTAGTTATCGTCCTATAATCCATGAAAGATTTAAAGCCGCTGTTATTAGGAGCGTCATAACTCTCATAGCTAACATACTTTGAAGTTAGGTCAACATTCTCATCAGCAGGCTCTTCTGTCTTCTCTTTGTCTTTGACGATTGCAACATATACATCATCTTCATATTTGCCATCATTATTGCTGTGAACTGGCTTAAACACAAAATATAAAATACTAAACAGAAGGATTACAAATATACCCAACATGCCAATAGATACCAAAGCATCTTTATTCTTCAATTAAATCACCTCTTTACATATGGCATTAGGAATTTGCAGTATATATAATACCACAAACTCCTATTAACATTGTGTAGGTTTTATGTCAATATATCATTGCATATATTACATTGACTTCATCAATTCTTGCATGAACGTCTGCCTTGATAGATTGGCTTTCTTTCTAACCGATATATTAACTGCATCGATAGAGCCTAGATGGTAACAACGACTCTTTGTACGACTTATCCCAGTGTACAACAGGTTACTGTTAAGCATAAAGACATCACTCTTTGTCGTGCAGAGAATGACATTCTTAATGCTACTGCCTTGTGATTTATGGATAGTCATAGCATATGAAAGTCCCACCATAGTCATATCATACTTAGAATACTTAACAATGATACCATCAAAATCAAGTACAGCATATGTAGCGCATACATATACAATACGTGCTGTCTCACCGTTTGCAACGAATGCAGTTCCCTCTTTTTCATTTATGGTTCCATGTTCATCACATATTAAGGCGCTATAGTTGTTTTGCTTTTGAACCACTATGTCATCATCATAGTATTGTACATCTCCAACTTTCATATATCTTTTAGCGCCATAGTTTTTATTAACAGCCTTTTGAATCATGTTGTTAAGTTTTGCTGTGCCGTATTCTCCTATGTTCTTAGCAGTAAGAACCTGAATATCTTCCATGTGTTCGCCATTTTTCAATAGCTTTTTGTATAGCGCAACTGCATTTTTAGGAACATCCTCTTTTGCAAGGTCGATGAACACATAGTCTTTATTTTTACCGAACCAAGTGGCTTTGTTTTTCATACTTGCATCAAGATATGTCTTGCAGAATCGCGTGTCTGTTGCAACAGTGGATACGCCGCCTTCACCATAACGAAACACTTTAGTCAATGTCGTTGTTGGAATAGCATCGCTCTGCATAAAATCATGGAATAAATTACCACACCCAACAGATGGTAGCTGTGCATTGTCTCCGATTAGCATCAACTTTGTGCTATTAAAGTCGATAGCGTCAATAAGATGCGCAAACAAACTAACATCAATCATCGAACACTCATCGACTATGACAACATCGCAACAAAGCTTGCAATCTTGATTATAAGTCCAACCAACTCGTGGATTATACCCAAGACCCCTATGAATAGTAGAAGCCCTTCTTCCTGTGAATCCAGATAAGACCTTAGCAGCCTTACCAGTTGGCGAAAATAGCTCATACCTTTCTCCATTGTCTTCAAGCATATTGATAACAGCTTGCGTTGAAAAGCTCTTACCAGTACCTCCAGCACCATTGAGAATACTGATGTTGTATTTGCATAGGTATTTAACAGCATTCATCTGCTCATCTGATAGCTCGAACTCACCATCTTTACTGTACTTCTCTACATCAAAATCCCAAACGTTATTTGGATTATATATATTGTTCATAATCATATATGCAATATATTTTTCTTTCTTAAACGTACTTGAGAGAGCGATAGACATAGTGTACTTGTCATAGTAGATAGCATCATCCTGAATTGCGTTAACGAAATGGTCTGCACAAGATGGAACCATGTCATAGCATTGCTGGCGCAAGTCCGCAAGATTCATCTTCGTGTTGCCTTCGTTCTCGTTCTCTTTAAGCAGGTAGATAATGCAGGCAAGGCACCTATCTTTACTGGTCTTTACGTCATATCCAAAATCAATAACACCCTCTTTTTGTAAGTTAAGGATGATTGAGTCTGCAATCTTATAGCCAACGCCACTGACGCAAGTAAGCGTGGTATATGGTGCATCCTTAAGACGCTCAATAAGTACGTCAACATCATTGTATTTATCATAGATACGCTTAATCATGCTAAGAGAAATAGCACCTTTGAATTCTGACACAAGGTCAACAAGCTTAAAGTTCTCGATAATCTTTTCTTTGATTCTCTCGAATGTCTTTTCGCCAATACCATGAAGTTTATTGACATCTACGATATCGTCTTTGCCTTCCATGACAATATCAATGATGTCAGGATAGTTTTCATAAAGAACCTCTGCCTGATTTGCGGTAAGAATCTCCTGTAGAAAAGCCTTAACGTCTGATGTTTTTGTTGGCAAATCCCTACGCACATTTACGCCACGATAGCTAACGCCATATTTTGTTTGCTCTTCTGTGGCGACAATATCATATTCAATACCGATAACAAGGTCTGACAAATCACCGATAAGTGAAACGTTGTCAAACTTATTGTGCTTAATGGTCGGATATGAAACATCGTCTACATCAAGAGCATAGGTTTTGAAATTAGGAGAAGAGTAGACACATTTAACAACAGTGCCTTTGAACTCTACCTGATTGTTGTCCATTGTGTCTACCCTTTCATACACTCATAGTTTTCAAGTACAATCTCGCGCTCATCTGACTTTTGCCATTCACCATTAATCTTCTTGCTCTTGAAGTCGTATGTAAATCCTTCAATCTTCAAGATAGAATACATACCAAATGGAGTCTCTTTGAACACCTTTGACTGCTTAATTCTACATCCTATCTCTTCACCGTCACAAATTCTACGCAAAACAAGATTTGGAGTACAGGGATTTTTGTATGTCACAAAGCCAGTAACAATATAATAATCGTCCGCCATATTGTGATTAACATAATTTACATATCCAAGATAATCCATCTCTGCTCTTACTTGTGAAACAATGTCGAGCGATTTGTTCTCAAGTCTATTACAAAGCTCATTGATTAAGCCTTGGTTGTCTATTTGTCTCCACTGTGATTTCGTCTCCTTACCAGCATACTTCTGCATCAGGTAGTCAGATAAACCAAGCTCCTCCATCTTCTTCTTGGCAATAACCTTTGAGTTAGCAAACTTATCATAGATATCAACAACGTCTAACAGATACTTATTCTTACCAAAGTCTGAAAAGAAATTAAGGCTGATAAGAATGGTTAGCTGCCTAGAGTTAATAGAAGTCTTATCTTTAATGTCTTTAAGCAGCTCTGCAAATGAATCATACTTGTTCTTAGATAGTTCAAGTAGTTCGTCTGCGATTTGACGATTACAATGCTTTACACTTGCAACGCCTTTATATACACAATTATCCTTTTTGTCCATTGTATAATCAGCAGTTGACTTACCAAACTTAATCGGCTTAAGTTCAATGCCATTTCTTTTTGCATATGCAATGATTTCCAAACACTTAGCATCATCCTCTGCATAAATGTTTAAAGCTGTTGTAACTGTCTCAAGCTTGTAATAACAACGTAGATAACCAACAACATATCCAAGGAAACTATATGGTACAGCGTGATTATGTGAAAACAGATATGCACTAGCATCAATAATTACCTTGATGAAGTTTTCAATAAGCTTATCTGCTTTCTCCTTTTCTACTCCATACTTTTCTTTCATTGTATTGATAAATCCTTCCTTAATCTTAGGAATAAATTTATCGGTGCCAGTTTTCTTAGCAAAGCCACGGCGAACAATGTCGGCTTCTCCCATTGTATAACCACAGAAAGAGTGCAGGAACTCGATAATCTGCTCCTGATATACCAAGTATCCTAGTGTTGGAGCCAAGAATTTATTCAGCGCTTCATGTCCATTGTCACGATATTCGCCAACAGAAAGCTCCTCTCGATAACTTGCACCAGCAGGTCTGATTGCTCCGTTTGCCATTGACATTAGTTCGATATATGAGAAGTCTGGGTTCTTTTCTCTAATCTTTGCAATCGTCTCATCGCTAAACAGTTGTTTAATATAGTCACCTGCATATGAAGATTCAAACTGAAAAATCATAGTACAGTCATCCCTAATCTCATTCCATACTTTCACATCATCAAATGAAATATTATCAGGAGTAATTCTAGGAATACCAGCTAAATCACACGTTTCATTGATAAGACCAACGCAATCAAGACCAAGAACGTCAAGTTTAACAAACTGTAAACCATCAAGTTCCTTCATGTTGATTTGAGAAATCATGTTGTCGTTTGATTTAGTGCTACAAAGACCAAACCACTCGTCAACGGGATAAGGAGAAACAACCAGACCAGATGGATGATTGCCAATTGATACGATTGTACCTTTTACAATATCAACATATTTAAATAGCTCTGGATATTTATCTGTATAGTATGTATCAATGCAATCCTTCTTTTTGTCATCTTGATAAACTGCATCACTAATAGTCTGGGTATCATCAACGTTCATGCCAAGCGCCCTGCCAACGTCTTTGATAGCGCCCTTCATAGCGATAGTGTTGAATGTAACAATATCGCAGCAATACAAACCTTTCTTGTTGAACATATAGTCTCTTACTTTATATCTGTCTTTCTTAGACCAGTCAGTATCGATATCAGCAAGCGACACACGCTCTTTATTCATAAAGCGTTCAAAGTTAAGATTGTATTTAATTGAATCTACCTCTGTAATACCAAGAAGATACGCAATCACGCTACCACTTACAGAACCACGAGAATATCCATATGACACTCCTTGTTTTTTAAGAGCAGCTTTATAGTCTTCGTCAAGTAGCAGAAAGTCAACAGCTCCATTATGCTTATATGTATCTAGCTCATATTGAATCCTCTTCTTATACTCATCAAAGTTTGGATATTTATCAATACCCCTCTTCTTAATCCCATCAACAATTTTCTTTTTTAATGTGTCTTCAGAGTCAGCATACAACTTGGGATACTTCTTTGAATGGTCAAGCTCGAACTCTTCAATAGAATCAGCCATGACATTCGTATTATCAATTGCCTGCATATATACGCTCTCTGGTAGCGAGTTTTGAATCTTATATGCAGTAACAAGCTCACCATAAGTTTTGAATGTCAAATCCCAATCATCTTCATCAGAAAAGAACACATTCTTGGCCTTTTGAAGAATCTTTCGCCCATCAACATGCTCGTCATTAAGGCAATGTGTATCTGTGCCAGCAATCAGAGGAATACCAGTCCTCATACTAATAGTATATAACATCTTATTATATGTAATTTGGTCTGCGCAATTATGATGTTGAATTTCAAGATAGCATCTATCCTTATTAGTAATAAGGAATTTCATAAATCTCTTCTTTGTATCATTGCCACCCTTGTTTAACACACCACCAAGACAAGCAGTTGTAATAATGATATTGCTAGATGTTGCAAACAGCTCTTCAAAAGTAATGCGCGGCATATAGTAGAAGTGATAATCGTCTCGATGAAATGACTTAGACACCATCTTATTAAGCTCTTTAACACCGTCATAATTTTTAGCAATCAAGACACAGTGATAGTTATCCCTATGCTTGTCTTCTGTATCATTGTCTTCTGTTAGGTATGCTTCTACAGCATGAATGTATTTCATACCAGCAGCTTCAATCGCTTGCTTTTTATGAACCCATTCAAAGATGCAACCATGCTCACTAAATGCCATAGCCTTCATACCAAGAGAAGCTGCATAATTTACATATTCTGTATATTTTGTAACTGAATCCACATTAGTAACACCGTTACTAAGGTCGCTATGTAAATGAAACACACAATAGTTACCCTGCATATATGCACCCTCTCAATAAAAAAAATAGGGGAAACAAACGTCTCCCCTAAGTATAACATATATTCACTTTAATGTGACTGTGTTTTTATCGGTTTGAGATAAAAAATGCAATTGCAAAACCGACAAGCATTATCAGTATACCAACAAACCCAGACAGTAAAATCTTGATAATCGTTATGCCAACAATTGTTGCAGTCAAAGTACCAGCATCAAAACATTGGCAAGCATAAATAATAGGTTTAACTAGCATTACCCAAATGCTCACATAGAATCCGATGATAATGCTAATCGCATATACGATAGCGCCGAGCCAATCACGAATCTTATTAAACATATCCATACTATTACTATTCATCGTCATCAACGGTACAGCGCGGAACGAAAACTACATCGTCCATTACGCCATTCTCGTCATGTAGCACAACGCAATCAAGCTCATCGTTGATTGCAAGATACTCCATATCAACATCTACTTCTACCATATCGACCACCTTAAAATAGATATTTTATTTCTTCATAAAACTAAGTATCCATGCAATAATGTCAACAGTCCAACCATTACCTATTGCCTTGACCCTATTGCTCCTAACAAAACCATCTGTATACCCATCAGGGAGTGTTTGAAGGCGCTCTAACTCAGTGCAAGTCAAACGCCTAATCGTATTGTCATAATACACCGATGCATTGCAGCCACAATCAAGAGTAGATGACTTCTGCTTAATCACACGACCACGCCTAGTTTTGCTAGTCGGGAATGATAGATTAACGCCATCGCCATTATGAGCTACGATATAACCACTCTTAGTTGCTTGATTGATACGCAACTCGCCATTAACTCGATTAACAATAGCCACAGCATTCTCTGGAAAGTATGAATCGAACATGATTCCCTTATGCTCAACCAACTCAACATCTGGATTGTCTTCAAGAATATCAAGTAGCTTAATACCCTTGTCCTTTGGCTTTTCAACGTTGGGTATATTAGTCCAATATGTACGCCAACGATTCTGTGCGCTCATAAGTTTACTGTTAATCTCAATAGGCTTAACGCCAAGATTATCAGTGATAATATCTTTCCACACATCTTTCATCTTGACGTTCTCAAATAGAAACAAGACATCTTGATTCTTTGTCTTGATGTCATTTAGAATGTCAACGAAATCAAAGAACACCCTACTTTGAGGGTCTTTAAAGTTACGCATCAATCCACCTCTGGTAAAGCCTTTGCATGGACTACCAGATAGAACTAGGTCAATGTGTGGTAAATCCCAGTTGCGCCACTTAGTAATATCACCAAGATAAATAATGCCATCATGGTTCTTTTTTGAAATGGCAATGGCATTCTCGTCAATCTCGCTTGAAAAATACTTATTCACTTTGATACCAGCGCGGTCAAGAGCTACCTTTCCACATGAGATACCATCACATAGACTTAAAACGTTAATGCCATTGCTCACTATATCCTCCTAAGGATTATGCTAATTCATCCAGCCAAGACAAATCTACTTCATCATTACTATTATTACATATATCCTGACTAGTTACAACATCATTTTCAGAATCATTAAGAAGTCCATTAAACATATCAGAGCCATTCTTCTGCGCTTCTAGCTTATCTAGATACTCTTTGTAAGGCTTGTGCAGATTTGCGCTGTATCCCATCAATGTCGAGAAATAATACGACTGTGCTTTAACATCTTCCTCTGAATCCCAAAATGCGGCATCGCTCTTAGTCTCTTCGTAATCCTTCTCGCGCATGTTGATATCTTGAATGGTGGATACAATAGTATTAGTCCACTTATCAATTAGCTCCTGTGTAAACGGAATAAATACATGGCAATCTGTGACTACATATTTATCGCGCACATCATCTGGCAACACATCAAGACTGTTGGTGTCAATGAGAAGCTTTAGATAATCTTCAATTTCATTCTCTGAATATCCACCAGCTTTAAGCCACATCTTAACATTCGTCTTTATACTATCGCCAAGTTTATAGCGCTCAACCTGTCGCTCTTTTACTGCGCCATTCTTCTGATGGTACTGTACGTTGCAATACTTTAAGAAGTTAAAACAAATCTTCACTTTATCTAAAGGAATACCAGCCTGTACCAACCCGAGTCCATATATAGTTAGCTGACCAGAATGCTCTTCAAGTGTCTTACCCTTGTACATAGAGCTTGTCTTAAAGTCAATGATGTTATAACAACCATCATCGTCCTTGAACAATGCATCGATATATCCGACAAATACATTATCGCCAACCTGTGCAATTACAGGCTTCTCGATAAGCAGCTTGTGCTTATACTTGATATGATTCTTGAAGAAGATTTGTAAGTCTTCTTTATATTTAGCCTTGATACTTGCATCATGCTCTTCATCGTTACGGTCAAGCTTAAGGTCTGCAATGTCAATGGCGGTAAGCCAGCCATCATCAAACTGATTAATCATATCTTCATATGAAATCTTATCCTCATAGAATGCGTCTAGAGTGTCATGCGCGATAGACCCGAGTGGCGCATATCCACAATCTGTTCTGTCTTCTGGAATATGTTTAACATATTTAAGATAATACTCATAGTGTGAAGTCATAAAAGTATTTACACGGCTCCACGAATAAATACATGAAACGCCATACTTCTCTTTGATTTTATCAAGCTCTTCTTCTGATAAGCGTGCCATTAATACAACTCCTTTGTAATGTATTCAAACGGATAGTTATTCTCTAGGCAAAACTTCTTAGCCTGTTTACGTTTATAAAAATAATATTTCTTTTCTGGAACATAGACTTGTGTTTCTTTTGGCTCAATGCCTAAGCACATGCCATACTTTTTGTAGCAAAAGAAATCTCTTTCTTTGTATGTTCTGGAATCGTCACGACATAAAATGTATCTAGTTCCATACCGTCTCCCTATAAAGAAATAGCTGCTTAATACGCAGCTATTATTATAACACTATATTATATTTATTAATAGATGACTTTAACATTTTTAGGAACGGCAATTATTGAAACGTCTTTCGGCAACACCACTACTCCATTCGCCTTCATTTCACATAGCAACTTTTGCATAGCAGTTATATTTGTTATCGTCATATTCTTTTCGCATTGCACGATAAGAAGGTCTTCAGACTTCACTCGCTCCATAACGCTCCTTAAACTTTTATACTTCCAATATTTTTGTTACTTCCAATTGCTATTTGGAATTAACATTTTTATTGGAAGTTATAGCATTTTCAATACGTTCATTTGCAATCTTTATGTACTCTTCGTCAATTTCTGTTCCAATAAAATTTCTATTATTTAAAACAGCCATCTTTCCAGTAGTACCACTTCCCATAAACGGGTCAAATACTACATCTCCTTCATTTGACCAAGATAGAATATGGTCTTCCGCAAGTTTCTCTGGGAATACAGCTGGATGCGCAAAGGCAATCTTATCAGACGTACTATTATACAATCCAACTGAATATTCCCATATGTTATCCCTTGGCTTTAGGTTTGATGTTGCCTTATACTCATGTACTATTTGCTCGCCATCAGCTCTCTTGTTATACTGTTTACTCTTGCGGCTTTCCATGTACTTTTTATCAACCATTAACGGATTGAACGTACTAGGCTTTCCTTTTGAAAGCACGAACATATATTCAAAACAGTTTTGATATCTTGTTCCCCTCATTGGTGTAGGATTCTTCTTTCTATAAATCATTGTATCATGAAGATTAAAACCTACCTCAACGAAATAAAGCGCTTGTCTAAATGATGTTCCAGTTTCGCTTCCTTTTATGGTAGCGTCTCCTACAACCCAAACAACAACGCCGCCATTTTTTGTAATACGATATAGCTCTTCTGCAATACTTTTAAATTTGTCGAAGCTCCATTGGTTAATATTGCCATTATAAGTTCTAAGATTATCATAAGGAGGAGAGGTGACAGTTAAATCAATAACATTATCTGGCATCTTATTCATCAGGTCAAGACAGTCACCTTGCATAAGTTTATACATTTATACGCCAATCATATTACTTATTTTAAAATCACGATTTTAAAGCTTTTTTCGTCAATAAAACCGCAGGTCAGAGCGTTGTTTTATCGAATTTTCTTGTCAATATCGTGCCATGCAGCGATATATCGGCAATCTCGCTCATTATACTGGATAGACTCACTAAACTTATAAAGATATGCGTTAATCGGACTTCCCATAGATACATATGCAGCTTCATTCCATACTACACGGTTAACGAACTCAAGTGCATCCTCTGCGTTCGTGAAATAATATACTCGCTGCTCCTGCTCATACCAAGGCTTGTCCTCGTCCTCGACTGTCCACCAATCAAATTCAAGTTTATATATAGCCATATCAATTCCTTTCTACGAATTCTCTAACATCTTCAATGCATTTGGCATCTCGGCAATAGTATCTTCAATGACATTATCAATATCATTTCCAAGTAAGTCATTAAGCTTATTGTCAACCACGCCTTTAAGACCAAGCTTAAACTTCTTCATCTGATAATTCTCAATTGCAGCTACGATTTTACTATACATAGTCCACTCTGGCTCATCGCAGCCTTCCATGTTGTCAAGCGCCCAAGTGTAAACATCTTCAATGTCGTTTTCATAACCAAGCTCCATTATAGTCTACACCTCTTTCTTTAACCACTTGCGAAAATCCTTTGAACAATCATCGCATAGGTCAAGCCTATTATCAATGCCTTCCCATAGACAAAGCCTGTCAAACAATATAGTCGTAAGATGATAGAGCCTTTTACCTACGTTGTACGGTACTTCTTTACCACACCTGTCGCATACTATAATGCTTTTATTACTCATCGTAACCATCTTCCTTGTACCATTTATCCAAAATATCATCATGCTCTTCAGACATAAACGAATAAAATGTACTTGAATCAAGTCCATCTAGGTCGTTATCAAAACCTATACTCCATAGCTCATCGACATATGGCTTGCACCTATCGCACTGATGAAAAGTGTACATCTTATTATAACACACTAAGTTTTGAGCTTCGTACTCTTCACCAACATCAATCTTCTTGCCGCACATGTCACACTTATGTGGTTTACGAGCCTTCACACGGTTAATACTTACGATATCCATTATCACATTTCTCTATTTATTGATATGTTCCATTCGGCGCTCTATGATATCATCCATTTCTTTGTGCATTCTTTTAAACATACGAAATTGATTATCTCTGAATCCGCCATACGTTGAAGCATCGCACATACCAATGAACTCATCTACAATGCCCATCATATAGTATGTAATCTTCATAAACTCTTGGATGTCATCTGTTGTCGTATCAAAGTTAGTGTGCCATGAATTTAAATCTGAGTGATTATCATCCATATATAATACCTCTAATACAGCTCAAAAGAATCGCACGCATCGTCTTCGCCATCGCAGTAGTCACAACATTCAACGCAATAACCCATTGTTGTATTGCAAATATCTTTCGGAATAGGCGCAAACAAGGAACATTGCAAACACTTCTTATCAATCCAAGGAGCTGGTTCATTCCACGGAGCACGCGGGTCTTGCTCCCAAGTATAATCTGGATAGTTACTCATACTTATAGTCCATTTCATTCCAATGATAGTAGTCGGCAAGGAAGTTATACAAATCATCAACAGTCTTGATAACATAATGCTTAACATCATTGCCATACTCGCCGACACTTACAGTGTTGTTTACTTCACCATACCGAGTCGTGTTGATATACCATGCAGTCCACTCATATTTATCACCAACGTAGTCTACAAGTGTTTGAATTAGCGAATTTTTAACATAACACTTATGACCATACTGATGATAGAAGTTTTCAACTTCTTTAATTGAATTCACTGCGGAAACAAAATCTTTTTTCGTAATCATTTCTGCTCCTTGTTATCTGGATATAGCTTAAAGAATTCTGTATGACTACCTACATCGTATACTGTCGCACCATCACCATTTTGCCAAACACGAGTGTAGTAAATGTGAAAGCTTCTCTCATAACAGAATTTTTTAATTTCAGAATACGCTTCATCGGCTGTCTCAACATCTGCAATTGTTCGCTCATGTCCTTGACTGTTCTGAAATACGAGCTTCATTTCCTACCTCATTTCTTTTTAAGACCACTTAAATACTTTTGATGCTCAGATTCATCATACCTAATACGATGCTTCATAAGAAAATTATACACCTTATTCTCTGCATCAGCAGGAGCATCTTTCTCGCCGAGCAAATCCCATCTATCCTTCACATATGATACTTTTCTCGCACGAAAGAACTGCTCGCATATATGACGCACCTCTTCTATCGGAACATCGTTGTCAAGAGCAACAACAACCTCTTTTACATCTAGTCCGAGGATTATCTTTCTTTGTTCTTCGCTTAACTTCTTACCTTGAAGCGCAACGCAAGTCCCATCATTACGAGAATACCTTTTAAGAACAGACTTTTCAGACTCACAGATGACTATAGTTTTCTTGCCCTCAATCTCTTTTCTATTTTCCCAAAGACCATAGAGATTAAGATTTTTCTTATATGATGGTGTTAGAAAATATTTACGAATTCCAAGCTCTTCATAATTATCGACAGTTGTTCTTTGATTGAATCCTACTAGCCTACCATCTTCCCAAAATCTAATAGGAACAACTACGCGATGGTATTTATATGAGTAAGCCAGCTCAAATTTTTTAGCGGCCCAAGGCATAATACCCTCTCGTAGCCAGTCAATATAAAGCAAAGGAACGTAATCATTGATAGCTTCTTCTCTAATTGCCTGTATGTTTGCTACGTTTATACACCTGCACGTACTCATTGCATTCTTAAACACAGCAAGCGGGTCTTCTTTTACATCTTCATTTTCCTTTTTTTCATATTGCGTAAACTTAAGACCTAGAATCTTGTGAAGATATTTAACAGCACTTACAAATGAACACTTCTTGTTATACTTAGTAAGCGAGATAATATCTGCCATATCACCAAATTCACTCTCACGAGTCCAATTGTGAATAAGGAGATATTTATTATTATATACATTAACAGCGCCAGTATTATCACCATTGTAATTAGCTGCACTGTAAAAGTTATTAGAGGAGTGATATTTAATTGACTTACAACCAATCTTATCTAGAACAAATTCAACTTTATTATTATTGAAGATGTATTCTTTAAGAGAAGCTGCATCCATCTAAATATCACTCCTTTCTCGTTCAGTCACTTATTAAAGTATAGCACAATCATGTTTAACATTAACAGTGAATTTAAAAATCTTGAGGTATGTTACAGTATCCAATGTCCTTATATGTATTTGTACTAAGGTCACAACTTGATACAACTTGGTGTCCACCGCTGATACCAAACCTATTCTTACAAACAAAAGTAATCAATGGATTATCATCCTTCTTTAGCTTAATGGCAACTTTTGATTTACCATCCTTGCCATCTGGACGATAGCCAATTATCTCTTTTGCCCCACCTTCATACTCGTCCTCATATGGTTTGCGCATCATAAGGTTTACACTCATAACATCTACGATAGATTTAGCCTGACCAATCTCGTTGTTGGTAAGATAACGCATCTTCAAGCTGCCCTTTCCAAGCTGATACGTAACAAACAACCCAACATTCTTAGCAGACGGCTTTACAACATCATAAAGAGCAACCATATCTCGCATCATAGACTTATATATTTCATCTGTCTTAGCATCAAAGCTCTCTTTAAGCGTATCGAGAATGAATATGCGCACGCCAAATGCACTTGAATACTTCTTAATAATCTTGATAACAGTGTTGACAGAATATCTCTCAAGCGGAATGACAGTCAAAATATGTTCGTCTTTCTGTTGGTCAATCCAATCCGCACATTTCTTCAGCAACTCAATTGTCTCGCTGTCAAATCCACCGTCACGGATTGTACGCTTATGAAGCTCTTCATTGAAGATGTTGTTGGCAACCCAGATTAAAAGCTCCTTACGAATACGGCGCTCGTCTTCCTCGTTGATGCACATGACAACCTTTTCTCCATACTTCATAGCAGAAGGGATAATCCAGTTGAATGCCATGTTTGACTTACCTACGCCACTACTAGCCCCGAGTCCATATATATTACCATTAAGGTTGAATCCACCGACCTCTGCATTAAGCAGGTCTGCATTATAGAACGGCATACCAGCTTCACTGCACTCATTAAGCTCTTGGATAAACTCATACATGCCATCAAACACATTGACACTTTTAATGCCAGTGGATGAATTCGCAAAGATATGGTTTAGATATGCTTCGTGCTCATTGTAAATCTCTTCCTCTGACATGTCAGTATAGTCAGAAAGCCTATCCTTTACAGGGAATCCCTTTTCACAAAGCTCTCTTACAGCGTCCCACTTATGCAGCTCTGCTACATATCCATCAAAGTTCTCTTCCTTGACGTACCCCATAGCAGCAGTAATGGTGTCGTAGCCACCATACTCGACATACTTTTCGTTGAGCTTTGGATGCTTATTGAGATACATTCCTATTGTGATATCGTCAAGCGCATTCTTGTTCTCAACGATAATAATATCGTGTGCGATTTGCCAGAACACTTTCCATACATTGCTTGTAAATGACTTTAAATCAATGTCGGTATTATATAACTTCTCTGGGTCTTTATATAGAATGGCAACAACATTAGCTTCGCATTGAAGCTTATACTCAGATACCTTTTTAATAGTTTCTGCCTTTTGCTGCTCAAATGCGCTTAATTTCTTCTTATTTTTTTCTGCCATATATCAACCAACCCTCACCATAGGTCATCAAGATTTTTAGTTCTGTTCGTTTTCTTTGCCTTAAACATATTAACATAGTTAGCGGCATAACTAACATCAGATTCTTGAGCTTCTTCTTTTGCTTTCTCTGCATTCTTCATACGAATATATACCGTATTGATGTTGTTTTCTACAATTCGCATGATGTAATTGAACTTACCACATGTATCCTTAAATGCGATACGGCTAACAGCACGCTGAATATCTGGCATACAGTATTTAAACGTATTTAAAATAAGAAGATATGAATAGCAGGCATTAGCCTTTGTTTTTCGGTTAGCCACCGTCTTTCCCTCAGCCAATCCTTTTAGCCTTAACACAATATAAGGCTCTAGGTGTTGCTTACAGTCGTATCCCATAACCCTTGTGCGTACATACTCATAAAGAGCGTCCCACTCTTCATTTTCTTGTTTAGTCATCTTACGCACTTTTTCCTTTTTTTCCTTTTTCTTTTCTCGTTCAGCTCGCTTCTTCTCTTGCTCAAGCTTCTTCTTCTCACGCTCAATTCGCTTATGTTCACGTTCAATCTCGTGCTTTTGAATGGCTATGCATAAAGAGTTCTGCTGTGAATCATCCATTACATATTTATTGTTTTCATCTTTTACAATACCAAGCTCAGGGTGTTTGTTTATAAAATTAAGAACATACGCATAATTTTTATCAACCATTTCTGCTACAATGGTAATAGGTGATTTTTCTTTTTTCACTTTATACACCGTCCATATATATAAAAACTGCCCACGACTATTATGTCATGGGCAGAATATTAAGTCAATTAATTATTTAGCAAATCCAAGTCGATATACTTGTCTTTCCAATAAACAAAATCTTTCCACTTGACATGCGGAATATTTTCGCTAGACCAATTTGCAAAGCTCTGCCACTCTTTGTTGTTCTCGTTGTAAGTTAGACCAATACAAAAGCCGAATATACCAACTCGAATATTTGGGAAAATCTTTGCAATCTCATCAGTTTCCTGAAAGTTGCTCAGCTTGCCACAAGTAGGACAATAGCTTACATAAGCGTCACACCACCTGCCAGACACCTTGTCATAAGACTGAATAATTAAATTCTTATATTCATGCTTATGATTAGACTTCTTTGGCTTCTTCTTCTTCGTCTTCTTCAGTGGCTCATTTGCAGCGTCATCTGAAATATACTCATACTTGTTTTTCAGGAATTCTTGCTTAAAGTCTGAAGACATATAAACTCCTTTCGCTGAAGGAATATTCTATGAAGATATACTAGGAAAGAACAATTCCGCTCTTAGCCTTGTTAATCTTACGGCGTAGCTTGCGCATGATGCCGACATTCTCTGAGTTCTTACCCTTGCGGTTAAGTAGCATCTGATAGCGCTGCTCCATGACCTCAATAGACTGTGCCATAATAAAACCTTTCTTTAGTTAGTACAACCATGCTGCATTTTTTATATTCTGTAGCACGGTTGTACATTATATCAGAATTACTCAGAAATTATAGCGAGAATCTTGTTTGCATCCTCAATATTATCAATTGACTTTGGGTTGTCATATCCAAGATTCTTGACTGCTGTAAGGACAGGCTTAATCTTTGCAATGTCAGACTTGTTCTCGGTAAAGAAATCAACAATCTGAGATACTACCTCGTCAACAGCTGCCTGAGACTTAGCCTGCTCTTCCTGCTCAGCAACGCGCTTCTCAAGTTCCTTTTCCTGCTTAGCCTGCTTCTTCTTGGCTGTATCAAATGACACACCAGACTTAGACTGCTCAGACTTGATTGCGTCTGTAAGCGCCTGAATAAATGCGTCCGCATTCATATCAATCTCTGGAATGATATTGGCGAAACGAGAACCAGAATCGACAGCGTAGTTGTCGTCACGGAACTTAATCTTGCGAGACTCAGATGCGACCTTGTTAACAGTCTCGTCCTTCTTAGTCACAGCGTTCTTGCGACCAGTCTTCTCCTTGATAACATTACGGTCAATGTATGCTAGACCAAGGAAGTGAAGATTCTTCTTAAGTGCATTGAAATAATTTTGTTGCTGGTCTGAAGTAAGAATCTGATAAGACTCACCAGACACTACGTCCGAGATTTCCTTTGACTTAACGTGACCGATAACAATGGAAGCAACTCCTACGTTGCGAAGTCGAGCCATCATATCGAACATAATCTCAATGGCTTTCTTCTCGCCACGACCATATCCAGACCACGCCTGATTAATGCTCTTTACACACTTCTCAGCATGTCCACTATTGCGACACTCCTTGTTCCACATGTCGATTGACTTCTGCTCTGCGATATCAATCAGGTGGTCATACGTATCGAAGATTACAGCCTTGAGATTAGGATACTCACTAGTCTTATTCTCGATAATATCCTCACAGACATCTGCTAGACCAGCGCTATTCGTAAGCTCATCATAATCCATATCCCACTCAGGACAGTTGATATAGTTAATTCCCTGAATGGCATCGGCTCCTCGTTCTGTTCCGCACTCTAGGAATAGATAGCCGTCATCGCCTGCAAGCTTTTCACAAACCTCTTTCATAAGAGTAGTCTTGCCGACCTTTGACTCACCAAGAAGACAAATGTTGTATGCAAGAGGGTCTAAACGCACATTATTTTTACGTCCAAATGCCATATAGATTACATCCTTTCTAAGATGTTAATTGAGAATGAGCGGGAGAGTTCAAACTTATCTCTCCCGCATATAACATTAACAGTATATATTATTAAAGAGCGTCAAGCCAAGACATATCTGAGTCATCAGAAGACTTATCATCATCGGAATCAAACGGAACGTCATCATCATCAGCAACATTGACTACAAGCTCATCCTCTTCATACTTATCGTCAAAGATTTGAACAACTGGAGTCTTATCATCGCCAACAAGCTTAATAACTGGCTTCTGAAGAATCATACGGCGCTCACGAGAACCGCTTGCACTGCACTTGGCAAGCGCTTCCTCCTCAGAATAAATGCCCATATCAATCAAATCCTTGATATCATCAGGAACATCATCCATCGTTGCTGTAATGGTAGCGCCACCCTCAACGAAGATACCGTCAAACGTCACCTGACGGACATTCTTCTTAACCTTGAAGAGTTTGTCATAAACCTTTTTACAAAGCTCAGGCTTAGTGAAGTCCATCGGGAACTCGAACTGCTGCATGAACGGATACTGACCATTAACCTCAGTGCCGTTAATCTCCTTGACGTAATCAAGAACGCGAGCGTTTACATACATAACGCCCTTATCCTTATCAACATCCTTAAGGCTTGCAGAATCCTTATTGAGAAGGACAGACTGGGTAAAGCGAGCATAATACTTAGAAGGCTCATCAGCGCTGCTCAGGACAATGCTCTGAATAGTCTTGCGTACCTGAACTGTATCATTGTATGCGCTGTACTGTAAACGACCCTTGACATTTACAACCATACCGTCCTCAAGATGCTCCTGAGCATAGGCAATGGCATCATACTCGCTAAGGAAGTTCTTATAATAAGTCTTTCCAGATGTTGTCTTCTCAAGACCAACAGTAATAAATGAAAGCTCGCCGACCTCATCTAGAATCGTATCGTCAAAACGGTCTTCCCAAGCAATAGTCATCTGCTTAGAGAAGTCATCGTTGCCATTATCGTCCTTACCGTGGGCATAAATAATGTTCTCGCGGTCTGGCGAATATCCACCAAACATCTCAGCGCGTACAGTACCATACTTTTCACCGCAGTCGATGTTAAGGCTCATAGAATTATAAACCCAAGAACTACGCTCACTCTGCTTGTCGATAGTAAAGGTATAGTCATTTACATTTGCAGCGCCAACCAAAACAAAACTTGACTTCCAGTCAGTCTTCTTAATGCCACTCTTCTCATTTGCCATCTAAGATACCTCCGTATATTTATTAAGGCATATAACATTAGTTATTATATCACAAGTATAAACTAATCTAATAGATAATCTAAAATATAATCTAAAAAATTTTACATTAGTCTACATTAGTTTTACATTAGTTTATTACGCCATCAAATGCTGACATGCAACATAATCAATAAGCTCGTCAAATGTATCACACATGCGCGTTGTACACTCAACCAACCAAGGATGCAGTTCAACACAATCCTCGTTCAATCCAGCAACGGGAATGCGATTCTCCTTGGCGATAGCAAGCTCCATAGCTGTGCCTAGAGACTCAGGGGCGTTGAAGTTCACGATAACCAAGTCAGACTTTCGAACATTATAAGTCTCAAGCTCAAATACCTCGCGCTCATTCTTATGAATTTCATCATCTATAGTGTAATGCATAAGAGGATTGAAGAACATAGGCATATAATCATACCCATAAAAATCAATACTCTCAAAAATCTTAGTACGTACATCCTTGCGCCACTGCCACTGCTCATCGCGGCTTAAGTTACTTATGCCACCAGCAAGGTAAATCAACTTATTTTCCATTGACACCATCCTTAATAACCTTAAACATATCAGCGATATCATCCATTAAATCATAGCGCTCAGTAGAAACAGAACTCTTGGCAAACTGTCGATTGACTGCATCTACATACATAGTAAATGACCCATCGTCTCCCATATAAAAACTGGCGTAGTCTTCCTCGCTCATAAGACGCTTAGGCTCAAGCTGCTTAATTGCAAGGTTGTCAAAGCTGATGCACTTGAACCAACCATCGTTCACAATCTTAGGCAGCATGTCATAGAACTGGGATTTTAGAGAATCAATTTCTCTACCGCACTCATCGTAAAAAACCTTACCGCGCCTAAACTCCTTGTATCCAAGTACGAGAATCTTCAAATCATTATGGGCGAGTGCTTCTATGCTATCCATATCAACGATACCGTTGATAACATGGACAACTGCATTTGGGAGCTGCTTGATTGCATCAATAAAATTCTTTCTGCAATCGCCGACATACGAGATGCCCAAGCCATAGATTAACTTCTTGTCTGTAAGCTCCTTCAGTAAATCAATGTTGTGCATAAAATGTATTTGATTTACCGTCATGCTTGCGATAATCTTACGCTCTTTAAGACGCTCAAGAAACTCAACCAAGTCTGGATGCGTCAGAGGATTGCCGCCACCGATTGCAATCTCACTGTATGGAAACATGGTATCGATAAACGGAAGATTCAGAATATCACCATGTTTTCCATCTGGCGTTGAGTTCTCATGGCACATACCACACTCCATGTTACACATGTTGGTAATCTTAAGGTCGATTGACTCAGGCTTGATTGGGTTAAATGAGTCCTTATCATTCCACCTAATTTTAGTGCCGTCTGAGAACATAGTACAGGTATAGTCGTTGTTCTTATAACTGCCAAGAATCTTCATTACTTCTCCTAGCGATAGCCGTATGCTCCGAATGCAATCATATCATCACCAGACGGAGTTGTAAATGATGTCTCATATTGCTCTAGCTCATCATTATATCTACACCAATCATCATACGTGTAGATGCCTAAGTCCCACAGTCTTGAATCCTCGCGCCTAGACTCAACTTCGTCATCATCGCTATGCTCTAGCATATCAACATCGACAGGAGTATACCATTCCTCGTCTTTATATTTCTTTTCATACTCCTGTGCGTATCTTTCGATGGCTTGCTTTACTGTTTCTTTATCATAGATTCCGCTTCCAACACCATCAGCAAAACAATGATTGAAAGTATAACCATATCCATCACCATCAACAAAATAATATTCGCCATTATGACTAGAAACCCATTTATTAAAATCGTCTTGCGTCATAATGCATAGGGAGTGAGTCGAGCTTGAATTAGTCTCGAACACACCAGCGCGAATCTGAATCATTGTACAACGCCTAGTTTCCCTTATAGAAGTATTCGTACTTCTCTTCATCATGATTTGGATTAGGCTCTTCCCAGCTATTGTGCCAATCAGAATCCCACTTCCAAATAGTAGGCTCTGCGGCATTGCACATCTGACCGCCCTCATCGTTATCGTTGCCAGTGTACACATGACTATCGCTAAAGAGATAGCGAATCAGCATATCGTCATTTTCAAGTACAGAACATACGAACGCATATGTATCATATCCGTGGTCGATATAACCGACATAAAGCTCATCCCACTCATTTCCATCACCATAATCATAATGAACAGTCTTAGGCTCTTCAAACGTATAGATGATGCCATGAGAATCAAGAATATCTTTTAGCTTATTAAGAAGTCCTTCTTCGCCCCTGCGGTCAATCTCATAGATTGCCGTGTATAGGTAATCCGCTACATCGGCTTCTCCATTTTCCCAACCGAATTCACCGAAATGAAAGTCAACATGACAACCATCTGCGTTAACAGGAGTTTTAGAGATACAAATGCTATGTGTGCTTGAGCTATTAGTCTCAAATACTCCACTACGAATTTGAATCATATCAATCACCACTCATCCCAAATACCATAGTCTTCATTCCCATACCTACGAAGCTCATCTTCCTTGTGGAAAACCTTACAACATGTATATGATACCACAACTACAGCCACCATAAGGAGCGCAATTACAATCATGCTTCATCATCCTCATTATTCAAATCATGGTTATATTCACATACGTTACCAATGACCTCGATGATTTCACTGATGCCATCACCAAAGCTGTAATACTTATAATGTTTCCAATCAAACATGAAATAGGAAGCACGCTCTTCTACATATGCAATCTCGACAATAATCTTATCGCCGTCCTCGTGTCCTTCTTCCATATCAACCGTGCAGATATCGCCTTCATACAGTGGGAAATCATTTTTATCCACAAGTCCTATGCTTTTGTGGAATAAGTACCTATCTTCAGGCAATTCCTTCAATTTTTGCCATCCGAACACAGCGTTTCCGCAGGTCAGAAGCTTGTTTTCTCCGCATGAAATTAGAATTTTATCGGGGTATACCCATTCACGATTTTCCTTGTCAAAAACCCTATATGGCATATGAAACTCCTTAGTGTGCCGCCTTGTCTGCTACATGTAGAATCATAACACATTCCATGAAGTAATCGCCCCACAATTTTTTATATTTGTTATACATCTTCTCGTTGTTATCTCTCTCCCACACCCAAGGCTTCATGTGATTTGAGATAAGGGCTGAAACAAACAATGAACTGATTCCATCTACATATGTAAAGAACAGACTATCATATGCTCCTACGTGTTCATGCCCATAGTAATGTGCTATGTCTGTGGTTTCACCCTTGTTATTCTTGAACGTTTTACAAAACGGCTTACCGCAATCATGGATTAGAGCGGCGTGCATTATAGTTCCAATTGAAGCGTTGTCGTACAACTTATTGTTGTATATCCAAAAGAAAGCATTAATACAATGCATACCAAGAGTCAGTTCATGGTGAGGATTATCCTGATTATAATTCTTATAATCTATCGCCCAAGACATTGGAAGTAATGAGCCATTACAGCTACCCTTCCAATATTCAATACTAATATGGTCAAAGCCTTCATAAAAATAAGGAGTATCAAAGCTTTTATACATGCGCTCAATGACATAATCTGGCACATGCCTATCCCTGCTCGCATTGTTTCTCAAGCATTGCTCATATGGAGTGGCTGCTATGATACATTCTTTCCGACAAGGAATGTGCTTTAGCTCTTGCAAGAAAGCTACACGTCTTTTAGAGCTTAGATTGCAAGCATCATAGATAACATTATTACCTTCTTTTAGTGCTGTCTTGATACGCTTATGTAACTCTATAAATAGCTCATGATTATGAGTTTGGTCGTTGATATCTCCGTAAAGCTCTTCTCTTAGTTCATCTGAGCTGAATATAATATAATTATTTTCCTTTGCTAGATTATAAGCGATGGTGGACTTTCCACTTGCTGGTAAGCCCACCATCATCACTAGCACTGGCTTTGTGCTAGTGTCCGTTTATTCACCCGACTTCAACAAAAATTTGCGTGAAACGTTCTTGAATGATTTTTGTCCATCCTGACTACGATATACAAAGCCCTCGCGTAGACACTTCTTATTAATTACGCTCTTACCATCAGCAGACTGCTTGAACTCTTCAAAGTCATCGGCATCAGGCAGGATATAGTTGTCATCAATAATAGGCACAAATGGAATGTCGTACTCTGCTAGAATCTTCTTTGCTTCGACAGAACCAAGGCGCTCACCATCAAAGATTAGATTGAAGGCAGCAAAGCGGCGCTCATCAAGCTTATACTTGTTGCCCTGTACGGACTCACCATACGTCTCGCCCTGTAGCACGACATGCTTATAGCCACGCTTCTTTGCAATGTCGTTAAGAGCATCCTCGACATTGTACTTAAATGCCATCTCCCAGTATACGTTTTCAATACCAGACACGTCTGAAACAAAGTTCTTCTGGTTTACATCCATCTGGCGAACATTGCGAGAACACACACCGAAATCAGGTTTACGACCAGTCAAATCAAGGAAGAATGTAGTCGAAGTGCCATCAATCTTCTCGGTCACGACATAGGGATTCTTATCCTCAAGCATGAACATGACATTCTCAATGCGGTCTTCATCCGTCTTCTTAATCCACACAGGCCATTTCTTAGGATTGTCTTTCTTACGACCAAAGAAAACGAACAGTAGCTTGCGACCCCATGTACGCTTCATCAGCCACTTCCACCACTTCTTCTTAGCGAGCTTGGCGTTGCGTGCGCACATGTTGTTGTACTTCGCATTGTGATTAGACTTAGCCTTACGTGCATTGTCCTCTGCCACATAATACTTAATACCAAGGATATTTGTCACGTCCTCGTGAACGTCCTTATCCTTAATCTCAGGGAATACATCAATTGGCATGAGAAGACCCTGCGAATAGACCTTGCACATCTTAATGGTCTTAACATTATAATGCTTCTTCTCAAGGAATGCAAAGCGCTCATCATTACTAGGAACAAGTGAATCAGTCTCGATATATAGAGCCTTATCGCCTACCTTGAATTGATTCTTCTGTACGATAATCCACCATCCGCCTACACGCGCGTGTTCAACGCGGTCATAGTTTGGAATAGGCTTAATCTCCTCAACGATAACTGGATAAGCCAATGCACGCTCGCCATTTACTAGCATATCGTAACCCTTCTACTCTAGTAAATTCATTACTGTTATATTATAGCAACTGTTTTAGTTTCAAACATGTAAAAGCAACGGATTTAGTTGCTGTTCCTTATAATCTTCATAATCTTTACAATTTTTTCCACAACATAATCAATATCATCATATGTAATATCAGAAGAAATAGTAAATCTGACAGACCTTGCTGCTTCTTCATCCGTCAACCCAAGAGCCTTTAGAACGTATGATGGCTTCTTAGAATGGCTATTGCAGGCAGAACCAGCACTGCACTGAATATCATCCAAGTCAAGCATATACAGAAGTTCTTCCGAGCCAATCCCTTCAGGGAGCTGAACATTGATATTATTTGGCAATCTATGAACGGAAGCACCATTTAGCTTACAGCCATTCCTTGTAAGCTCACTAATAAAATAGTCACGCATTACAGATAGTGCCAGTCTGTCTTCCATTTCATCAGATGCAAGTTCAACGGCTTTCGCAAAGCCGACAATACCAGGGCAGTTTTCAGTGCCGCCCCTTTGTCCATCGTTCTGACTGCCGTATATAATGGACTGAATCTCAATGTCTTTTTTCTTGTATAGTAACCCAGTTCCTTTAGAACCGCCAATCTTATGAGCCGATGCGCTTAACATATCAATACCCATAGCTTTAACATCAATAGGAATCTGACCAAATGCTTGCGTTGCATCTACATGAAGAATGCCACCATACTTATGGATAATATCAGAGATAGCTTTAATGTCTTGAATAGTACCGACCTCGTTATTGGCAAGCTGAATGGACACAAAGATATCATAATAATCAGGCTCTTCGCGGTCTTTAAATACAGACTCAAGCTGCTCCATGTTGACAAAACCATCTTTGTCAACGTCAAGATATGTTACGTCACAATAATAAGTCGCATTACCAAAACGCTCCATAGCATCAACACATTCCATGATTGATTTATGTTCAATTTTAGTTGTGACAATTGAGGTAGTGGAAATATCCATAACGCCAGCAAGCAAATAGCCCTGAATAGCCCAGCAATTACTTTCCGAACTACCAGACGTAAAAAAGATTTCATCTGCATCAGCATTGATAAAACCAGCAATAGACTCACGAGCATTGTCAATTGCACGCCTAACCCTTACTCCATCTGAATAAATAGAAGACGGATTATAGAATTCGTCTGTAAGATAAGGCATCATAGCTTTAAGAACTTCTGGTTTTACCTTGGTCGTACCAGCTACATCTAAGTACATACATTAACTCCTTAGCAATATGGAGAATAGTTCCGATTAGTATTCTATCAGAATACATATTATCAAAACCATTTTCCATACAATCTATATGTATTCTATTGTTTAACACCAAACATTATTGTAATAATAATTACGTCCACGGTGACGGCGCTTGTAGTGTGCCAAGTCATTGAGATAGTCACCAATGTAATCTAGATAATCATTATAAGTTTGAATGAGCTTATCCCAATACTCGTCATCATCATACTTCTTATCCGTGTGATTTGGCTTCTCGCCCTTCTCGTCCTCAGTGTCATCGTCATCATCGCGGTCAAACAGGTCGCAATTCTCGCAATCGCCATCGCACTCTAGGTCATCGTCATTATCATCATCAAATGTAATGCCATCCATATACAGCTTGTTCTGTAGTAGATAACCCTCAAGCTCCCAAAGTTTTTTCTCGATATTCTTCATGCAAATATCTACGCCCATGTCCTCGTCATAATTAGCAGGGTCAACGCAAGAAGATGACTCGACAATTACAAATCCATTTGGCAGCTTACATGCAACAATGGTACACTTATCAAATGCAGTTGTTACAGCGATATCACAACTCTCCATAAGTTCATCAATAACAGACTGGGTTACAGTATTCTTTGTACGCGCCATAATAAATCACCTTTCTATTGGCATATAACTTTAATTACAAGACAGAAAGTCAATAGCCTTTGTTCCGAGTCTTTCCACAGTCCTAGTGACATTCTGTCTCGTACAATCCATTGTATCACTAATCTCTTGATGTGTCATCCCATTTAACAGACATGATAAAATATATTTTTCATTGTCATTTAGACTGTTTATAAACTCTTTAGCCATCATGTCGCTAAGCATCGTATCACATGTATCATAATCAACATAGTATTCATCAATATCTTCATCAATGGCACACATATCTTCAAACGAATGATAATCTTCCGATGCCTTATCTACCTTATTTGATGCGGCAACAAAGTCTTCCTCAAACTCTTCCTCTAATAGACGAAGCGCTTTCTCAAGTATTTCCTCACACCTAAGTTTACGAAGCTCATCATCATCATCATAGAGCCGATATCCGTTTTCAGCATACCACTCAAGAGCTTCTGTACTATCGTTTTCTACCATATATCATATTCCAACTTTCTTTTAATCTATTTACATTGCAAAGAATCTTCCATTGGAAAACCCTGTATTGTTCTTGCAATATTATAACAGAAAAATAATACAAATGGAACTCTTCTTCACAAAATAATTACACATCAAGTTGGAGATAGCTATAGCCGTCACTATCAGTATAATAGATATTCTTTATTCCAAGGTCTTTCAGGGCGTTCATACAGGCAGGACATGGCTTGGCAAGTCCGTATCCAAGTTTAGTTCCACGAGAGATTCTATACACATATACCTTTACCTTAGACCAATCAATATCTATTCCGACAGTGTATGGTATTGATGAAATGGCGGCAATCTCGGCGTGGATACTATCGTTTATATAGTTTCCACCAACGTTATTAAACTTCCTGTATTTGCGGTTATATTCCTTTTGCATTGGGTGAGACTTATCGTCATTCTTTCCGCGCCCGATAATATGTTTTTTATATACAATAACGGCACCAGTATGGAATCTTTTAAACTCAGATGACCCAGCTTCCATACGTGCTTCATTGAACATTCGCATATCAAACTTAGAAAAATTCACAATAAACCTTCCAATAAATATCTAATCGTACAATCGGTTTGCTTTTCTTGCCTTGTTATATTCTTCCAATGGACTGTAACTATCAGAGCATTCGTGTGTTAGATGCCAAGACTTACACACATTGCACTTGTATGGGCGAAGAATCTTTGAGCTATTAACGAATAAAGTCTTAGCTGCACACAACGCATCATACCTACATGAATATTTTTTCTTTGACTTACATGTATCCATGTTCTTATACCTGACGTGAATAAAATGAGGACAGAGAAAACTCTTATCATATAGTTTTGTCGTATCTTCAATCATTGGGCGTGTTTCATTATAGTATCCGCAATCAACATTGCTACCGCGTTCTTTGATTCTGTTTTGACAAACAGTACAAATGAAAGTAGACACTTGTTCTCCTTATTTACGTCAACTTACATAGATATTATATCATGTTCATATAAAAAGAGAGGGTATATCCAAAAGGATATACCCTCTCTACATATATTAAACACAATTGCTTTCGCGTTAAGATTTCAACGACATGTCGTTTACTCTCACATAGCCGAAACTATCCGTCTTTCATGGTCAACCATAAAGTTTCCAAGGCATTTCAAACAAACTACTTGCCAGTGTTAATCATTGGAGTTGAGCCGTTTGGAACCACGACAAGATTACCTTCCTTGCCGACATCTTTCAAAGCGTCAATGTAGTGTTGCTGTAGCACTTGGTCATTAAGACTCTGTGCGAGAACAGCATTTGCATCAGCTTCACCCTGAGCTTCAATCTTCTTAGTCTCAGCCTGAACCTTGGCAGTCTCCTGTTCGTTCTGTGCCTTCTGCTTTGCTACCTCAGCTGCCTGAGCCTGTGAATAGCTATCGGCAATAGACTCAGGATAGCGTACATCCTGTACGCTCACCTGCTCAACAGTAAGACCGATTTTATTCCACTTCTTAGTCAGTGCGTCCTGAACAGCTTTAGTGAACTGAGAACGATTGGTCAGCATGGTAACGGTATCGAACTTTCCAGAAACCTCACGTGTAACAGCGCGAACATCATTGGAAATATACTTCTCGACAAAGCTCTCCTGAGTACCATACTCAGAATAAAGATTGAGTGCCGATTCTGGATTCAAACTATAGTTGACCTGAATATCCACGTTTGCACTGGCACCAGACTTATCATTGATTGACACCTGCTTGCCTTCATATGAGCCGCCGTCAACCTTATAGTCCGTGTCACCATAGAAGTTGATAAGATTGTTGCGCACATCATACGTAATAACATCTTGCCACGGTGCCTTGACATGGAAGCCAGCTTCGGAACTTGAGCCAGCAAGTGAGCCACCTAGATTACGAATTACGCAAACCTCACCAGTATCCTGTGTATAGATGCAGGAAAATCCAGCAAACACAAAGAAAAATACAAGGCATACAACCGCAACGCCACGAGCACAAGAACGTGCAAACTTTACAGTCTTAATGTCAGTCTCGTTTTTAATGTAAGGCTTTCCTAGAACATTGTTATCCTCAATTGGTTCTGGAATCTTTGTGCGAACATTAAACACGATACATGGAATCGCAATAAGCAATGCGATAATTCCGATAACAAACGTTACCATTCCAATCCTCTCTTTAAACAACATTCAAACAAAAAAAAGCAGGATGCGTATTCACGGCACATCCAGAGTGTCTGTTTTTATGGTGTTTCAGCTCACCTATTACTCCGTGAAAGCACTTGCTTATCTCCTAGCAAGAAGGCTCGCTATCCTCTCGAATAGCTATGCGGCGTTGCCTATTCTTCCGCAAAAGATTTTTTTCGGGAAAATCTTGAAAACAACTGCCAATAGGGGCAGGTATTATCTGGCGGAGTAATTCGGTTCCGACCCGAATGCTTATATAATAAGCACGCTTTGCTTAGCAGGCAAGCCCAGCTCCCCGCTGGTTATCTACTCCGAAGGTGGGGTGCGTTACCAACTAATGTCAACTATGACAACATGTTGTTAACATATTATAATTATACCACATTTTTATATGTTCTGTTATGGATAATTAATCTAATAACAGATTCACCGACATTAAACTTTCTTGCTAATGCCGCACCGCCAAACTCTTTATTTCTTGGTATATAATTTTTTCTAATATATTTAACTTGTTCCACTGTTAATTTTGCCGCGCCGCACTCGGCTCCTCTTTTAACAGTTACAAGACCAGTGTCATGTGCGTGCCTTGAGTTTTCTTTTGGCGTAACCCACTCAAGATTATAAGCGTTATTATTTAACTTATTGCCGTCTTTATAATTGACATGATGTTTTCCTTCTTCATAAGGAATAAATGTTTCAGCAACAGCTCTATGTATTTTAAATATCTGCTTGTCACAACGGCTACCAAGAGACACGCACACTTGATAATATCCTTGCTTGTTCTTATATGTCTTGTATTCAGTTCCAGTTCTAACGTTTCTTAATTTTCCAGTATTAGATACTTCAAAGTCGTTAAAAGTTTTATTATGATATACTAGACATTTCCACTCCTCATCCAAATCTACCTACTTTCAATTAAAAACCAATAATTCTATTTAAATTAGATACTATATAAACAACATAGTATCTAGGTAATTTATGGCGCCCCTACGGTGAGTCGAACACCGATGACTAGTTTAGAAGACTAGGGTCTTATCCATTAGACAATAGGGGCAATGGAGCCAACGACAGGATTCAAACCTGCAACATGTTGCTTACAAAACAACTACGCTATCATTGCGTCACGTTGGCGTTTATATTACAGATACAATATAAACAACATTATATCTAAGTAATCTTGGTGTCCGATAACGGGGTTGAACCGTTACACCTTTCGGCAACAGATTTTGAGTCTGTCGTGTCTGCCAATTCCACCAATCGGACATTATATTAAGGAAATACACAACTTATATTGTGTGTAATAATAGATACAGGTGCCGCATCTAGGTAACGCTCCTAGCCAGTCATAGACATTGGATTTACAGTCCAACCCTCGTCTTTAAAGGATTACTGCGGCATATTAAGGTAATACACAGCTTAGATTGTAGGTAGTAGGAGATACAGGTGACGATCCTGTCACGCCCCGTTATAAGCAGGGTGTTATACCAACATTAACTAATCTCCCACTACGTACAATTTCCATTGTGTATTACCATTATAATAGACGGTAACGTTCCATTGGCAGTGGTTGGAGTCGAACCAACATACAGGAGCTACCTGTTTTGCCCATTAAAGCATAGCGTATACCGATTTCGCCACACCGCCAAGTAACGTTACCGTCTATGG